CTAAGGCGGAAAAAGGCAGTGCAACCTATGACGGCAAGACTGTATACACCCTAGAGAATGTGAAAGAGGGCTGGAACGCTGTGTTCATGCACACCGTTTACCTCAAGGAATCAGATGCCAAGGATCGCTTGAAGGCACTAGAGACTGGTGAAGGTACTCGTTTATCTTATGGCTGTATCAATGGCCCGACTGCGTTGATGGAGAAGATTGATAACGAGAGCATGAATGAGTCACACATATTCATTGTTCCTGACAATCAGGCTGCCACAGATGACTACATTGCTAACCGTGTATCTAACGAAGACTTGACTCGTGAGACAGTAACACCTGTTACTAAGAAGGTTCCTGCCCCACGTGCTAAGACAATGACTGAGCAAGAAGTGTTTGGTCGTGAGGAAGAGTTAGCTTTAGCCCCACGTAAGACTCAGGCTGAGATCAACCGTGACCGTCAGCAAGCTAGAAAAGCAGCTGCGACAAGCGAAGACAAGGGTATTTTCTTTGGTAACTTCACTGGCGAAATGTCTGAAGCAGACAAGAAAGCCATGCGTGAAGAGATTAGAGAAGAAAAGATTATTCAAAAGGGTGTTATCTCACGCAAGATTTCAACACTTGTTAAGAAGATTGCCAGTGTTGGCGGTGACCTTGAGACCCAGAAACGTTTGAATTATTTGACAAGCACTAGAGCTGACTTGACAAATTACATTAAAGCCACCAAGCCAGAACGTAGATCAGCAGACTGGTTCCGTGCTAGAGCAACTGATGAGTTGGCTAAGGGTAACCTTATGCCTGAGACCATGGCTGTTATTGATGAGCTTTACAAGAAGTATCCATCATTCTTGGAAGGCCTCAAGTTATCTGTACAAGCTGGTAAGCGTGTTGGGGTTGAGGGTAGCTTTGAGCCAATCCAGCGTTTGGTAACTATTTACAAGAACCCATTTAGCGTTACTCAAGACGAGACTATGCGTCACGAAATCATGCACTCTCTTGAGCAGATGATGACTCCAGAGGCACAGATTGCTCTCGTTAACGCCTGGGCGGATGCTTTATCTAAAGCCATGAAGAAGCACACAGATGAAAGATCTCAGCTGTTCTTCAACGCTGTTCTTGACTATATTGAGAACCCAACAAAGGCTAACTACCGTAAGGCAACCAATAAGCTTCCTGACCTTTCTTTCTACCAGTACATGAACCCATCAGAGTTCTGGGCCGTGAATGGTGAGAAGTTGATGAAGTCTCAGCTAGGTAATTCATGGGCTAGATTCGTTAAGGGTGTTCAGAAGATTCTTGAAGCATTGAAGAATGTATTCGGTTTTGATAACCGTTACGCTGTTCACCGTGAGTTTGACCGCTTGATGAAGGCTGAGTCAGGCCAGATGACAGATACGATGTTGGCTGATTACTTGAAACAAAATGATGTTGAGATAGAGTTCCTCAATCAGGTAGAAGATGTGGATGAGCTATTAGATCGCCATGAGAGACCTGACACTCCGTTACACCCATCTGATTCAGTAAAAGACCGCTTACTTGACAAGGTTGAAGACTTAAAAGGCTACCGTGACCGTGTGAGAGCCAATCCAAAGGTTGAAGCAGTCAACATGGTTGGCTCAGTAGACCGTGCTATTACCTACGCTCGTAACAAGAACGTATGGTTTGGCACTGGTTTGGAGTTGGCTGACCTTAAGAAATACATGGGTCAGTTGCGTGATAGCAACGGTTTCGCTATTGCCTCTATTGCCTTGACTAATGCCTTGCATGCTGGTCACGTAGCGACTCAGGTGATAACACAGGGTGGCTTGAGATTTGACCCAATAATGCAACAGTTCACAGCATACGCCAGCAAGTATTCATTGGCTAACGTGGTTCGTGAAAAAGCAAAACTAGTCAAGCAGTTAGGTGAGCAGCGAGCCAGTAACCTCATTAACAGCTTCTTTGAAGCCAAGCGTTCACGCAGTATCCAGAATGAGTTCTACAACCGCCAGGCTGAGTACGAGACTCTCAAGCAGAAGTTTGAGGCTGCCGTAGAGACTGAAGAGAAAGACCAGTTATACAAAGACATGGTTGCTTCTAGAGAAGCTTTGGAGCGTGTGTCTGTGGCCATGGATAAGGTCAACATGACCGATGAGGCCATTGATGATTTCATCGCCATGGAGAAGAAGTTCCCTGAGCTACGTGAAATGATGAAAAACTGGACGGCTGTTAATCAGAACATGATTGACAACATGGAGTTCTCTGGAATTATCAGCAAGAAACGTGCCGCACAGCTTCGTGAGATTGAGGACTATGTGCCTTGGTATCGTATCCAGGACGAGATGGCAGACCCACATGACCCAGTATCTTCTGGCGTTCGTGGCTTGACCAACGTAGGTAAAGAGAAGAAGTTTAAGAAGGGTGCTACAGATAAGGACATCGATGACATCGTGGATAACATGATTCATAACGTCATGATGACTACCCGTAACTCTATTCGTAACTACGCTGCCAACCGTATCGCTATGGAGTATGCGACCCGTAATGACAAGGATAAGATTAAGGTATTCCCGAAAGAAGGCGTGATGCCAGACGGTGCTGTTCGTGTCAATATCTTAGCTAACGGCCGTAGGATTGTGATTGAGATCAAAGACCCACTAATTGCTGAAGCAGTTCTTGGTATGGAGTCTATTGAGATACCGATGTATAACGTCTTGGGCATGATGGCCAACGGTCTACGCAGAGGTATTACAACCTTCCCAATCTTCCAAGTTAAGCAGTTATTCATGGATGCTCCTACAGCTGCATGGGTATCTGGTGTGAAGAACCCGTTTGCAGTATGGGGTAAGACATTTGGCAGCTTTGTGGCAGCCCTCAACCCTAATGACCCAATCGTTAAGATGATGAAGTCATACGGTATTGGCGGTTACCAGTCATCAGCTAGAACACCAGAGAAAGAGTTGAAACTCCAGATTGGTTTGATTGGCCGTTCACCATTCGCAAGAATGATGCGCATCCTAGACCATATTGGTGATGCCTCTGACTACGCCCAGCGCCGCGCTATCTACAAGCAAGTCTTGAAAGAGACTGGTGATGAGATGCAAGCGTTAATCCAGGCGAACAACGTCATTGACTTCTTGAAGCACGGTAGTGCAAAGCATGCCCAGTTCTTGACCAGAACCGTATCGTTTATGAACGCCTATGCTCAGTCAGTGGATGTTTTAGCACAGTCTATGGCTGGTGGCGGTCTAAAGGGTAAGGAACGCTCTAAGGTGTTTGCTCAGTTCGTTAAAACTGGCATGATCTTGGCTGGCTTGTCATTGCTTTACTCATTCGCTGTAGGTGACGATGAGGAATACCAGAAGATGGATGACCAGACGAAGCTTAGAAACTTCATCATTCCTAAGTCATTGACCAAGCTAGTTGGCATGGAAAACTCTGTAAAGATTCCTATGCACACCACAGCCAGCTTCTTCTTCAAGTCTATGCCTGAGTTGCTATACAACAAGATCATGAACGAAGGAACTAAGAACCATGTGGATAACCAGCGCTTGAGAACAGCGATGCGTGAGGCTGCGGTTGATGCGTTGCTTGGCCCTAACGTAACTCCTACTGGTGTTAAGCCGTTCTTAGAGATTGCTTTGAACAGAAACTTCTTTACAGGCGGCGCATTGACACCAAAAGGTATGGAGAATCTAGAGGCTTTCCGTCAATACACAGCCAATACATCTGAGTTGGGTAAGGTCATCAGCAAGGGTACATTCGGTGTATTGAACCCAATTGAGGCTGACCACTTGATGAAGAGCTTGTTAGGTACTGTAGGTGCTTCAGCCATGTGGGGATCTAACTTGTTCTCTGGTGACCGAGTAGAGCCTAATGCCAGCGCTAATCCGCTATATGGTGCGTTCGTATCAGCTCCTGTGCCTCGTGGTCCAGAAGACATCTATTACGACCTCAAAGAACGTTCTACCAAGGTTTACACCACTTACATTGACATGATGAAGAAAGGTAGAACCGAGGAAGGCAAGAAGTACCGCAGCGAGAATGAGGCCCTATTCAAGGCATACGGCTACACCAACGGTGTGGAACAGGGCTTGAAACAGTTGAACGCTGAGATCCGTAGGATTGGTGACTTGCCAGGTGATAAGTTGTCTGGCGCGGAGAAACGGGAAAGAATCACCTACTATCAGGGTAAGAAGAACGATATTCTGAAGGATGTGATTGAGTATCGTAAGAGAGCTGGACTGTAAAAAAAGGGGGGTTTTGACACCCCCCTAAACCACTCTCACTTCAAGGAAACTACACGATCAGTCTATAGGCAAAATGACTATCGTGCAACCGCCCCCAGGGATTATTTCCTGGCGAATTATGTGTAGCTCGTCTATCTGGTTATCGTTCTCATAGCAGCCCGCATGCTCACATGCATCGAGCAAACTCTTTAAAACGTTGTCCACGTCCCTCTTACGTCTGTCGGGAGGGAAGAGTGCTATGTGTACCGCTAAACGGCCTTCTAGGGCCTGTATTCCAGCCTCATTGACCGCATCCATTACCTTAGCCCTGAACTCTTTACCCTTCTTGCCAATGAACCTATGGTTTCCTGATTGACCCCAGTAGTGATTGACACTGGGAGGGTACGGTAGTTGGAGTTGAATGTGCATGCCGTACTGTAACATTGTTACTACATAAATACAACAGGTGAAACTATTTTGGTATAACCTATTGACATGACTTGCAACTGGTCATAATATGGAGGCTCAACTGCTAGAAAAGGGGAAATCAATGCGAATTATTGTCGGTTTAGTTACCGCTATTTTGTTGCCAGTAGCGATTGTCGTTGTGGCAATGCGGTGTGCAAAAGCTTTTGTTGAAAGGGGGATTGAGTGAAATTAACCAATAAGTATGGCATCCCACAGACGTTTATGAATGTCTTGGAACGCCCTACGTATAGCAAAGGTAAGGCTAATATCTCAGCTACTCAGCTGTTGAATAGCCCAAAGATCGTTGCTTTGACCAAGAAGTTTGATGAGGAGTTGGAACAGGACGTGGCTGACATGATTTGGTCACTGTTTGGTTCAGCAATGCACAACATTCTTGAGCATGGCAAAGATGGCAATCATGTGGTGGAACAGCGTATCCACGTAGAGCATGACGGTTGGCACATCTCAGGTGCTATTGACCTACAGATTGTGAATCCTGATGGCACGATTGATATTCGTGACTACAAGACTACATCTGCATGGGCAATGATGAACGAGAAGATTGAGTGGGAACAGCAACTCAACATCTACGCATGGCTTATTGAGCGTGCCAAGAAGCAAACCGTTAGTTCTGTGGGTATCGTTGGTTTGATCCGTGATTGGAATCGCCGTGAGGCGGCTACGAAAGAGGGCTATCCAGAAGCTCCAGTCAAAGAAATCCCAATCAAACTGTGGACGTTTGACGAGCGTGAACAGTTTATCTCTAAAAGGGTGGCATTGCATAGTGCTTGTGATTTCGCCATGGAAACAGATGGCGAGTTACCTGACTGCACTCCGACAGAGATGTGGGAAAAGCCAACGGTTTGGGCTGTCAAGAAGGAAGGCAATATCAAAGCCAAGGCATTGTATGAGACTGAAGCCTTAGCAGAAGAGGCTGTAAGAGTCTTTTCTGAGAAGGATCCGAAGTCAAATTTCATCATAGAAGTAAGGCCAGGGGAGCGCACTCGTTGTGCAAACTTCTGTTCAGTTGCCCCATATTGCCAACAATATCGGGACTATTTAAATCTCAAGGAGGAAGTATGAAAAAGGTTATTTTGTGTTTATTTGTTGCAATGATTTCAACAAGCTCATTTGCAGCTATTAAGTGTGTTCCTAGTGGTGGCGGTACTTGCTGTTGGGACACAGTTCGTGACGGTCCATTTAAGCCAATTGGTTGCTGATATGAGTTGTAAATTTGTTATTTGGGATACTTCCACAGGCATTTATGACGGAGCATATGCTGACAAAGATGTGGCTTTGGAAAGATATTTTGCTATGTTGGAAAACGACCCAAAGCGTGGATGGGTATTAGCAGAAATTATTTACCCACAGGAGTTTAGGTTATCAGATGATAAGTTCCACGCAAAAGTAAGAACAAATCAAATTAAGGATTTCAAATGAGTGTATATAAAAAACTACAGGATGCACGTATTCAGTTACAGAATACAAAGCTTTCTAAATCAGGGAAAAACAAGTTTGCTGGGTATGAATACTTTGAATTGGGGGACTTTTTGCCTTCTATTCAGAATATCTGCCAAAAGGTAGGCTTGTGCGGTGTCGTGTCATTCAATGCTGACATGGCTTATCTGACCATCTATGACACAGACGGTGGCGACAGTAACTTTGTTACCTTCACATCCCCTATGTCATCGGCCGCCCTCAAGGGTTGCCATGATGTGCAGAACCTAGGTGCAGTTCAGACTTACCTACGCCGTTATCTATGGACTAATGCTTTTGAGATTGTTGAGCATGATGCCTTGGATGCCACCATGGGTAATGAGAAAACAACTGTAACAGCTGTTACACCCAAACCAGTAATTAAAACTGTTAATGGTGAGCCTGTTGATAGTAACTTAAAACCAATCAAGCCTATCACTGGTCAAAAAGGTGAGTTCCAGATTGTTGCACCAGGAATCCCTGATTCAGAGCTAGACATTCCTCAATGGCTAGAGAACATCAAGCAAGCCGCTAGGGTTCTATTGGCTGTTGCTGATAGCGAAGAAGACGTTATGCACATCTTCAAGAAGAACAAAGTTTTATTTGATGCAGTAAAAACCACCGATGCCGTGTTCTTCAAGGAACTTATGGCGTTATTCACAGAAGCAAAAACACAACTAACTAAGGAGTAATTATGTTTAATTGGGAAAAATTGGCTATGTATGAAATTACAAAAGCCGAAAGACATTTAGTGGATACAGATGACCAGATTCACTGTTCAGTATGTGGAGAACATATTGGTGATCATGGTGTTAAAGATGGTGTTTTATTGCACCCACTAGACATCGCAAACATTATTAATAAGGATTAATCATGGCAACTTTCGAGCAAAAACCAAATAGCGGTGCAATGTTTGTAAACGAACAGAAGAAAACAGAAAACCACCCAGACTGGCGTGGTGATCTACACCTAGACAAGACTTTCATTATTCAGCAGATGGATAAGATGGATGGTCCTTTGGTCAAGATCTCTTTGTCAGCTTGGTCTAAACAGGCTAAGTCAGGCAAGGACTACCTATCCCTATCGGCATCTGAGCCGTGGGTTAAAAAAGACAGCGACTTACCATACTAAGGAGATGAACATGGCTAGAACAGTAGGTGCAAAAGACAAGACCCCACGTAAGAAGAACCCAGCGGTTTCTCTTGAGAAGCAACTAGAGCAGTGGGATGCCAAAGAACAAAAGGTGGACTGGCAGGATCTATGTCAGAAGCTACAGAGCGCATTGGCCAAAGCCTATGTTGATTGTGACTTGCTAGAAGTTACAGTAGCAGAGCAGAAGGTCATCATTCGTTACTTAGAAGGTCGTACTGTTGTATGAACAAGGTAAGTTTTGAGGGCGTAAAGGTCGCTATCAAGCAAGATAAGACTGGCTATGTGCTAACGCTATCTATCCATCCTGATGACATTCCTGAGGTACTACTCAGGGATTTCGTTGGGGCGCGGTATGGTGTGGCCATGGTCAGGATTGACGGCAACGAGCAACCAATGAACCGAGAAGCTGAGTTTGAAGGCGATAAGCTAATCCGTATAGCTGGCATGTTTAGCAAGGATAAGCAGTTCTGGAAGTATCTATATGACGATGCCCAGATATTTGAAGAGAACGAGAAGGAAGCCACTGATTGGTTAAGAACCTACCTGTGTATTCAGTCCCGTGCCGAGCTTAAAACGAATGTTCAAGCACAGCAACTTATGAAACAACTAGTTAAGGAATTTAACGAATGGAAAAGAAACTAGTACCGTACTCGGTGTACCTACCCGAAGAGCATGTAAAGAAGTTACGTGATCTAGCCAAAGACCGTAAGGCCTCTGAGCTAATCCGTGATGCAGTTATCAACATGCTAAGTGGTGGCGATACATTTAAAAGTGGTTACAACAAAGGTCTCAAAGATGCTGCGAAGGTAGTCTATGACTCACCAGAAGCTCAGATGATTGCTGTTAAAAAGCGTGACTTGGGTGACATTTTGTCTGAACAGATTGAAGCATTGGAGATGAAATGAGTGATGATCCAACAAGAGATATAGCGATTGAGGTATTCCAGATGTTGGCTGCCAAGGCTGATACTGATACTGCTGTAATACTATCTGCTGTGAGTATTGTCCTGGCTACTATTGCTGTAGAGGCTGGTATGGAAGAGGAAAAGGCAGTCTACGCTTTCCGTAAATCCTACGGCAACGCACAGAGAAGACTGAAGCGATTGATGAAAGAGGTGCATTAATGAACGATGATGACTTGAGAGATTGCTTTGCTATGTTTGCTATGAACGGCTATGTATCTAATATGGGTTTTAACCCCCAAGCGCATGGCGGGATATGTAAAGATGGCGAAACTAATGCGGAGGCTGTTGCAAGAAGTTGCTACGAAATGGCAGATGCCATGATTGAAGCACGTAAACCTAAAGAAGAAGCTGGGTTACCAGCTATCAGACGGAGAGTAAAGAAGGGTGAGTGATCAAAACAAGTGGTGTACGTCATGCCGAATGATGAAGAACCCCATGGGTGGAGAGTGGATTGTTTCAAACAAGGGGCTTGTTAAGCGTTGGTCTTGTGCTTCTTGCCTTCAAAGAGCAAAGGAGCGAAAGGGGAAACTATGAAAGCTAGATATGTAGTAGGTTCAATATTGGTTGCTTGGATGGCTACCTATGTTTATGCCGTAAAAGCTGAGACAGTTGCAACTCAGCCTAACCAGGCTGGCGGGAAGATTGTTCTAACTGATCAAATTTGCAAGTACGATGGTCAGGTATTCGATAAATTAAACCGTGCCTATAACTATGGCAGTGCAGGCTATACAAGCGAAGGCTGCTGGGGTGTTGAGGATGAAACAGTGATTGTTTACTGGATTGATACAGACCAGAAGATGCGTTATCCAGCTACTGCTTTCACTATGAGTCCTAAATATAGTAAGAAAAAGGGAAATAGCGATGGATACAGATATTAAAGAAGACAAGGCTTGGGTAACCAAGTTCCGTAACTTTGCAATCGTTTTGCTTGTTGGCTTTGCTTTGGGAACCGTAGTCTCAAACATTACTTATACCTACCACTTACAACAGGATTGCGACACTATGAAGCAGTTCCGTATTGGTAAGTTGGCCTACACATGCATGGTGAAGTGATGAAGCCACATAAACACGCAGAATTAATCAAAGCATGGGCTGATGGCGCTGAGATTGAGTCTAGGAATTTATGCACAGCAACATTGTCCTGGGAGGACTGGAAACTAAATGAGACCCCAAATTGGTCAGTCAGTGATTTCGTTGAGTTCCGCATCAAGCCTACGCCAATAAAGCTTGATATTGTTGTATTAAGACATCTTAGATTTTGGAGAGACAATTTATTAGCTGACCCAAATGAAGAGCCAAATATTAAATTTGTTTTTGATGGTGAAACTAGGAAAGTTAAATCAGCAGAGGTATTGAAATGAGCTGGGCCATCTTAATCTGCCTCATCGTGATTGTGTATCGCCTTGAGTGCATATTGAAGGAGTTGCGGAAATGACATCAAAAGATAGGTTTCCAAATCACGAAACAATATGCGGTCAATGTGGCACAACAATTTATAAACCATTTAAAGGGTTAAGTGATAAAGAAATAACTGAAGTGTTTGATGAGTGTTACCCAAATAACGGTGATGGTGATGTTGTTACATTGATTGATTTTGCTAGAGCAATACTAAAGAAAGCGAGTGAGAAATGAGAAAAGTGAGCATACGAACAGTTGAAGGTGATATTGGATTGGCACGTAGTGTTGCTAATGGAACAACCAAGTTTCCTTTTCTTAACTACTGTGCAGACCAGATGGAAAGGATGCTTGAAGAGATTAAAGATGCAAGAAAGAAAAAAGAGTGGCAGTACCTGACAGACGATGAGATTAAAGAAATCGTTGGTAGCTACGGCGACGGTGTTGGCGGTTACACCCGTGAACTGTTTGAAAAAATACAGGCCAAGATAAAGGAAAAGAACTTTGATTCCTAAAATAATTCACATTATCTGGATTGGCGATCAATCCAAAAAACCAACCAAGTGCATTGATACTTGGATTAAAAAGAACCCTGATTACGAGGTAAGAGTCTGGGGTAACAATCAAGTTCAGGCGACCAACTGGAAGAACTACCGACAACTTAACGACATGATTATCAAACAGGATTGGGCTGGGGCTAGTGACGTGATGCGTTATGAAATCCTGTATGAGCATGGTGGCGTTTATGTGGATGCAGATACTTATTGCGTTAAGCCATTAGAAGATTGGCTATTAAATTGCCAAGCGTTTGCCTCTTGGGAACAGGAGCTGGTGCGAAACAATCTGATTGCCAATACTGTGATGGGTAGCGTGCCAGGCTCTGAGGCCATGAAGTTGTGCATAGATGAAGTGGCCACAAAGGACTGCACAGAACAGAAACTTGCGTGGATGATCACTGGTCCGATGCTTGTGACTGATGTATTTTTCAAGAAGCAAGCAAATCTGACGGTGTATCCTTCCCACTTCTTTATGCCAAAGCATCACTCTGGTTATGAAAGTAAGGTAACGGGTCATCACTTTGCCAGCCACCTATGGGGTTCTGACATTGGTTATGACAATATGGACAAAATTATGGAGAAGAATTAATGAATGTAATTGAAAACTTTGTTCCTAAGGTTTACCAAGACAATATTGAGGGTACTTTATTAGATAATAACTTCCCTTGGTATCTACATAAATCAACAGTATCTGAAGCGTATGCTGGTAACACAGATAAAAACGTGGTTGATAGACCACAATTTGCCCACATTTTTAATGTAAACAATGAAGCTACGTCACAGTATTGGCCTTTGTTACAGCCATTTGGTTTCTTTTTGATGGGTAAATCTAACATAGACACGAGTCACGTTCTTAGAGTAAAGGCTAATCTTAATCTTCAAGATGCCTTATTCCCACAAGATAAATACTTTACACCTCACATTGATTGCCGTGATGCTGCTAAGTTTTTGACTGCTATTTATTATGTGAATGACTCTGACGGAGATACTTTGTTTTTTGATAAAAAGAAAAACATAGTTAATAGGATTACGCCAAAAAAAGGAACTTTAGTTTACTTTGACGGAAATGAACTTCATGCAGGTCAGTCACCTGTTAAAAGCCAATACAGATGTTTAATTAACTTTAACTTTTTAGGAAAAACAAAATGACACAACAAAAATCACCAACATTATTTGTAGCTACTCCAATGTATGGCGGTATGTGTATTGGTAACTATACGGCTGCGCTTATGCAAATGCCGTTGGTAGTAAGTAAATCAGGTATCAAGATGTATTACACATATATGATGAATGAGTCCTTGATTACCCGTGCCAGAAACAGTTTAGCCTATGATTTCTTGGCTTCAGATGCTACTCATTTGATGTTTATCGATGCCGACATTGGCTTTAACCCGAATGATATTGTTGAGATGGTCAAGCGTGACGTGGATATTTGTTGTGGTTTGTATCCAAAGAAAGAAATTCACTGGCAACGTGTGGCTGATGCTGTAAACAGAGGTGTTCCTGCCGACCAGTTAAAAGATCATACAGGCACATTCGTGGTGAACTTAGTCAAAGAAGAACGCCAGGAAGTAAAGATGAGTGAGCTATTAGAGATCCAAAACGGTGGTACAGGATTTATGTTGATTAAGCGTGAAGTGTTTGAGGCTTTGGCTGATAAGGTTCCTGAGTACAACAGTGACATGTTTTTAGCTATAGACACTGTAAGAACACCTAAGATTATTAAAGAGTTCTTTGCTACAAGCATTGATCCTGAATCCAATAACCGCTTGTTATCTGAGGACTATCACTTCTGTAAGTTAGCCAGGAAGCATGGTTTCAAGGTGCATGCCGCGCCATGGGTACAGTTATCTCACACTGGAACATATATTTTTAGCGGAGCATTGCAAAGAGTTGGCTGAAAAAGGATTAAATCGTTTCAAGCCAGAAGACAAGGCGGTTGATCTAAACAATCAATCGTCTGCTTGTTATTCTCTAATGAATTACTTTCAGGTAGATATTCAAACAATGCCAGAGATGTCTATCTGGGATTGGGAGTTCTACAGAGATGGCCAGCTGGTAGGTATTGGTGAATACAGACGAAGATTCCACAACTTTGGCACGTTTTCAGACTTTCAGTTTGGCCAAAAGAAGTTTAAAACCATGGTTGCAGAAGGTAAAAAGCATGGTGTACCAGCTTGGATGTTCGTGGAGTTTGATGATTTATTCCTGTATTTCACCATGGAAGGTGATCCGCCAGTCAAAACAATGAGACGTAACCATGAGACCAGGACAGAGGAATGTGTCTGTTTCACCATGGATAAGTTTCGCAAACTAGAGAACTTAAATGTATAGAAATCAAAAACTATTGGAGGCTCTTCGTGAGTCTCCATGCCAACATTGTGGGAGACAAGATGGAACAATTGTTGCAGCGCACAGTAACCAGCTCAGAGATGGCAAAGGCCGTGGCATCAAGGCACATGACTACAGGACGGCAGCTCTATGCTACGGGTGTCACATGGAGTTGGATCAGGGCAAGAACCTATCAAAAGCTGAGAGGGAAGAGCTATGGGAAAACGCCCATCGTAAGACGGTAGGCTGGCTCTTTGAAGCAGAAAAACTCGTAATTAAGTAAAATACCCAAGAGGGCTGTGGAACTCGGCTCGGCGAGTATAAATATCCTGTAACCTAAATCCATTAATATACGACCTCAGCCCTCACTCCAAATTACTACAGATTGACACAGATCGTAATATTCTGCTATATTTAGTGTGTCAGACCTCCAAGATACTGACAGCCGTCACTCGCTTTTGATGTAGCAGTTGATTGTGAATAAATGACGGCAAGCCCCTCGGTGATCCCCTTCACCCTAAACCCCCAGCTAATCCCTGGGGGTTTTTCTTTGCCCATTTTCTCCCGATAGCCAGGCTACAGGGAATTACCTCAAATCAGCTATTTCAGGTAACTCTAAAAAAGTTGTTGCAAATTATTTTTATTTCATTTAATCTACAGTTTCAACTGCTAAGGATCAAAAGCGAGAACTGAAACAATTTCTCGTAGACAATATGAATATGAACGTGCCACACGTTGGCATTGTCACCTTTGTCTCTTTTGATTCTTAGCATATGACGGACTCCACCCGTTAGCAATGAACCTACATGGGTTGCGTGGAAGAGAACATAGGCTGATTTCATCACCCGATTTAGCCTCGTAGCCTTAAATGGGGACTACACAAGACGGAGAGGCCAGAGGTGAGACCAACTCTCCATCGATTGAACATTAACTTAGGTAGGACTAGCAGTAACCGTGTTGTAGTGTATGGATTCGTGGAGTGTTAGTTGTGGGTCAGAGTGATTAAGTACAACAGATCGTTGGCTTATCACCCTTGGGGGAACTATGAGAAAAAGAAAGAGACATAAATGCAGATAAAAATACCAAAATTCCAAGCCGTGCGTTACATGGTGCATGACTGGGGTGGCCCAATTCGTGGCTTTGAGACAAGAGCTGAGGCTGAAGACTTTGTTAATGGTGACAAATCTTATTGGGTTGAATTCATTCCAAAGAGAGTAGCGACCATTGACGTAGAAGAAGCACCGTTTTAAACTGATTGTTCAACTGCTAGGGGAAACCGATGGAAAAACACTTATCCGTTTACGGAGGCATTTATGTCTGGTAAACAAAATAAAGAAATCACTGATGCAATCCTTAATGAAATAGCTAACAAGGGTTGCGTAAGCACTCAAGAGATCGCAGAACTTCTAAAGACAACACCAGCCGTATCTGCTGGGCGTTTGACTTACTTGCGTAAACAGGGTCGTATCGTAGGCAAGAAGGGTAGATGGGCGTTTCGCATGGAACATCTAAACATCAAGCCAAAAGAACTTCTTGTCAATCAAACATTCAGAGATTTATCAGAAATCTTTGACAACATTATTCGTATGGGGTTACCAAATGAAAAAACTCAACATTCTTAACATCCGCATTGACGGTGGCACACAAGCCCGTCTTAAGTTAAATCAGGATGTGGTCAAGGACTACGCAGAAGCTATGCGTGAAGGTGCAGTATTTCCTCCAATCATTGTCTACCATGACGGCTCAGACTACTGGTTGGCTGATGGTTTTCACAGATACTTTGCGACCAAGGCTAATGCAACTGCCTCAATTGATGCAGAAGTCCGCACAGGAACGCTAAGAGATGCCATCCTATTCTCATTCAGCGCCAACGATCCAAGTAAGCGTGGCTTATCACCAACCTCTGAAGACTTGCGTAACATCATCCGTAACATGCTGTTGGATGAAGAGTGGAGTAAGTGGACTAACTCTGAGATTGCTCGCCATGTAGGCGTATCTAAGATGACTGTTGGCCGTATCAAGGCATCAATGACTGAACAGCCTAAAGAAGTCAGCGAAACTAAGAAATATACAGACAAAAACGGTAATGAAAAGACAGTCAATACCAAGAATTTAGGTAAACAAACACCTACAACAAAACCAGACTTATCTACCTATGATGAGAGAGACGACATCATCAAAGAGCTAACTGACACGGTGAATTCATTGTCAGACGAGAACTCTAAGCTCAAGGATGCGATTGCTTTGGGTCAGTGGGATGCATCAGACATTGAAAAAATTGATGCAGAGGATACAATCAAAGACCTTCGTGAACAGGTCAAGATCTTTGAGATTGACAACAGGGCTTTGCGTGAAAGCAGAGATATGTTCCAAAACCGTAACGCTGAACTGATGAAAACCGTCAGCTCATTACAAAGAAAACTAAAACAATTTAAAGAGGAAGTATGAAAGATTACTCAGAAATATTGATCAAGATGCAGATTGGTGTGAAAGAATTGCATGAGGCAATAAATGCAAAAGATTGGCTTGAAACAGACATTCAGTCCGATAATCTTGTGTTCTTGGCAAAACAAATAAGAGATTCAGTAGCTGATTTACATACGAAATAAGTCTTCGGACTAGCCCAAGCCTAGAGGGAATCTAGGCAGTATAGGAATACAAATGGAATTGCAATTGCGTGAGCATCAGCAACATGTTATTGATGCGTTAAGACAGGGCTTCATCAACGGTCACAGAACTCAGTTACTCTATGCACCGACAGGCTTTGGTAAGACAGAGGTAGCCATAGCCCTGATGAAAGCTACGGCAGAGAACTTCAAGCGTGCCTCAATGGTCTTAGACCGTATCGTTTTGGTAGATCAAACAAGCCAACGACTAGACAAATACCGTATCAGGCATGGTGTATTTCAGTCTGGCCATTGGCGGTATGACAAGCGAGAGAAGCTACAGGTCTGTTCAGCTCAGACCCTGGAACGCAGAGATAGTTTCCCAGAGATGGACTTGATGATTGTGGATGAGTGTCACATTGCTCGTAAACAGACCTCAGAATTCATCAAGAACAACCCCAATATCAAAGTTATAGGACTGACTGCTACCCCTTTTACCAAGGGATTGGGTGAGTTGTATACCAATGTAGTCTGTGGATCAACCACAAGCGACTTGGTTCAAGGCAAATGGTTAGCCCCTCTGAAGGTATTCATTGCCAAAGAGATTGACATGACAGGTGCAAAGAAGGTTGCTGGTGAGTGGTCAGGTGACGAAGTTACTGAGCGCGGTATGAAGCTAACAGGTGACATTGTTCAGGAATGGATTAAAAAGACTCATGAAGTGTTCGGTAGACCACGCAAGACCATTGTCTTCTGTGCGGGTGTAGCCCATGGTGCGGACTTGGTTAAGCAGTTTGCAGAGCATGGCTATAACTTTGTATCAATCAGCTACAAGGATGATGATGAGTTCAAAAAGGCTGCCATCGAAGACTTTGCCAAGCCAGACACAGAAATCCACGGTTTGATTGCTACCGACATCTTAACTCGTGGCTTTGATGTATCAGATGTAATGATCGGTGTATCGGCTAGACCATTCAGCAAGTCATTATCTTCCCATGTGCAACAGATGGGGCGAGTGATGCGGTCACACCCTAATAAAGAGTTCGGTTTATGGCTTGACCATAGCGGTAACTACCTCAGATTCCGTGATGATTGGGATGAATTGTATGAGGATGGGGTCAAAGAGCTAGATAGTTCTGGTGAAAAGGCACACCGTGAGCCAACAGAGAAGAAGAAAAAGGAATCCAAGTGTCCTAAATGCAGTCTGTTATGGCCAAAAGGCACAGATACTTGCCCTTCTTGTGGCTATGTGAGAGAGAAAAGGAACGAAGTTTCTGCCGTTGCAGGTGAAATGGTTGAGTTCTTGGCATCCGAGACCGTGGTCAAAGAGACCAAGCAAGACTTCTATTCACAGTTACTGTTCATTGCCAATGAGAGAAGTTATAACCCACATTGGGCTAGTCATAAGTATCGAGAACGGTTCGGAGTCTGGCCTAAGGGACTTGTAGATAAACCAATACCACCATCAATTACGACCATGAAATGGATAAGAAGTAAGCAGATTGCATGGGCTAAGAGGAAAGTTAAATGAGTTCAAAAACAATTAAATTGAAAGTTGATGGGAAAGTTGTATATCAGTTTGACGTTACTGAAACCCAATTAAATCTGGCAAAAAAGCTTGGAGTAAAAGAAAAAGATTTCATAACAGAGCTTGCAAAAGAACATTTAAAAGAACATAAGGCAAAAAAAGATGAGATTTGAAGATTTTGCCAAGCTACATGGGCTGATTATCAGAGACATCACACCCTTTAAGTGGATGTCTACCCCTACAGAAGATAAGCCACGATCAACTAACGGCAGATACAAATACATGGGTGATGTTGGTTGGGTGCAGAATTGGGCGACCATGGATAAACCAGCCATTTGGAAACCCGATGAAAAGTTTACGCCTCCACCCGAATTCTTAAAGCAAAGGGATTCCGCCCTGAATGACCGTCAGAAGTTAGCTGACAAGGCATCAGCAAAAGCGGGATGGATCATGCACCAGACCGCCAACGCTACCCATGAATACCTGGCGAAAAAGGGATTCCCCGAAGAGGAGGGTAATGTCTGGCGGACGGATACTGATGAATTGTTAGTGATACCCATGCGTATCTCTGGGAAACTTGTGGGGTGTCAGCTCATCAACACACAGGGGGAGAAGAAGTTCTTGTATGGTCAGCAGACCAAGGGGGCATCCTTCTGCATTGATGCAAAGGGAACACCTATTTTCTGTGAGGGCTACGCTACGGGGTTGTCTGTCCGTTCCATAATGAAAGCGAACAAACTCCGCTACAGTATCCATATTTGCTTTAGTGCAAGCAACCTCAAGGAAGTAGCAAGGCACATCCCCAACGGGATCGTTGTCGCTGATAATGACCCCAACGGTATCGGTGAGACTGTTGCCAAGGAAACAGGCAAACCGTATTGGATTTCCGACACAGTTGGGGAGGATTTCAATGACTATCACCTCAGAGTAGGACTCTTCAAGGCGAGCCAGAGCCTTAAACAGATTTTTCTGCATAAGCCAAACTCATAAGACGAATGAATTTGGCCTCAATCTGCCTAGCTCTTTCACGACCCATGCCATGCGGTTTACCACTATCTGCTAGTGTTGCACCTTTGGCACGGGTTTTTAACATTTTCCAATAAGCATCACGGCAATCCTTCGGACTGCGGTAAAACATTTGATCAAATTCTGATTTTGTTGGGAAATCTACCAAACGGTAGGGAGTGTCCCCTACCACCGTGTAAACAGGGACTCTTCCGTTGCATTTACTTAGATTCATCTCAGTCCCTTGGGTCAATTTCACAAACATCAGTCGTTTCCCAATCGGTAGCCACCTGAATATCATCTTCATCAAGGTAGTCTATTGCCATATCGCAAGCCTCATCTGCATCACTTGCATCCACGGTCACCACGACCTTAGCCGTGGTGGTCATTGTTATTTCATATCGTCTCATAGTAATCTTAATTCCTCTCTGGTCATTGATTGCATCATGTTTTGTTCTTCTTCAAACATATCGTTCATGCCGTTGTCGCCTAGCGTGTGGATATTTATGTGAAAGACCGCATCAGGGTCATACGGCTCATCATCAAGACAAAATACATTGATGTCGTGATGTTCAAACCCATGCCACCAATCGCATTGGTCAAGGATTTCATCCTTATACTTTTTGATCGTGGCAAGGACTAATTTCTTATCAACTAAGTAGCTTTTCATGGGTTCACCCTCTGGAGTAGTTCCTTCAAGTAACCCAAGCTGATGCCGTGTTGGTCTGCATACCAAGATAAACATTCCTCTTGGTTCACAAAGCCACCATCTTTGAAATAGTTAGCCTTGACCACGGTCAGCATCTCTCTTACTTCTTGTAGGTCATTCATCATTGACCTCCTCAATCAAACCCCTGTTAATCATCTCTTCCTGTAGGTCGTTGTCATACCAATTCTCATAGCCAATAAAGCCCTTACGCATAATAAATGCGAAGTAATCATCCTTATCGTCACGGTCATACCAACTGTTCAAATCATCATCAATCAATAGGTCAATCATCTCGTTGCGGTTCATGCCGTCTCCTTTTTAACCATATCAATCCAAAGCTCAATCGTTTCCCAATTGATGCCAATACTAGAATCTGAATACTTTTTCATGTATTTGAGAACATTTAGAGCTTGCTCGTGAGTCAGTTCATCACCGTTACTCGCACCATAGATGTCTGATATATGCCACCAATCAGCATACCAATCAGGGCTTGTAAGCATCAAAATATCTTCAGCTTGCGGAATAGCCTGACCCTCTGGCACATCTATCTCAATCATCACCTTCATACATCCTCCTTCTGTCTATCCCATGCCATACCAGATACCTCATAAAGTTTATTTTGAAAATCACGCAAGGCATCTATCTGGTCAGCCTCAAAAAACATATTGGTCATTTGGTGGGTCGTCTCCACCCAACGAGCAATAAACTGTTCCTTAGTTAATTTCACAGGTTTAAAAAACCCATCAAAGGTCTTTGTTTCCATAGTTCCTCCAAGAACGGCCAACATTAGCCCACAAACCCACTCCGCAGAATGGGCTTGTAGATAATGCTACTTACTGAAACTTCTCATCCAAGCCAAGAGAATGGTCTTCGCCTCCTTACGGTCAAGACCGAATTCAGCCTCTAGGTAAGGTGATGCAAGCAACATATTGGTCTCGCCAGAGTCCCGTAGGTCATTGAGGTAGTCAAAGTATTGGCTCATCTCAATCCTCCCACAACTCGTAAGCATTAAGAATATCCATCTCGTTCAAGATGTCTGATGGGATACCTTTGAGGCTTTCTCTGGTGACCCGACCCTCGTCATCAGTCTTAATGTCATAGGTGTCGTCCTGACCATCCATCCATAACCCACAGAAGGCACATCCGCCCTCGTGGTAATAGGCACGGACTGTAAAGCCTAGCTCTTCCAATTTGGCATAGGCATCTGTCGGAGGTGACCAAGCAGAATCAAAGTAAACAAACATATCGTTATCGCCACCTTGAGCCTTGTTATCCCTGTCGTCACTATGACCAATGTCCCACTTAGTCCCCCAATTCTGTATTCGCCAATCCCACCATGCATCCTCACGGATGGTCGGTTCATTAGCCAATGCTTTAGCCTTTTCCTCTTCGGTCTTGGCAAAATCTGCCATGATGTTCGGGAATGTCTGAGGCACAGGTGTAACTGTGTAATCAGGTTCAGGCACAAAGGTCGCCAAGAAATTACCAGAATCCCAAGCCTCTTTGGCTTTTTTGATCATCTCTGGGTCTTCGTGAGTTAAATATAGGTTGTTATCGCACCAATTAGGCATTTTCATTCTCCTTGAGTTTATAAAAGTTAAATACAGATACATCTTGAAACTTCACACAATCATTTAGGTATTGGATTAGTGCATCCACAGCCTCTTCCTCGTTCTCTACTTCTATTTCATCTTGAAAAGTAACCTCAAATTTAGGCATTTTCAATCTCCATAGTTTCAGCTACAAAAGGGTCGTTCAAATCATCATTACTAAACATTCCCCATGCGAGGTCTTCTGCATCTTTTTCATCAAAAGCCTCTACTTCATAGACAACGCATCTCTCAATTACGACCTGATATTTAGGCATCTTTTTCCTCCTCAATTAAGTCAGCCTCTTCGCAAAGAAATTCAGGATGTTCGGGTGTTATCTCGCCATCCTTATACATACCCCATGCGACCATTTCAGCATCTCTGGGGTCTTCCGCCTCTACTTCTACATAGATTGCAGTAGTCATTAGCACACTCCATTTAGGCATTTTCATTTATCCCTTCTGTGATTTGTTTAACCCCACACACCGCCAAAATGATTTCACGGCAACTTGAATCAACTCCAAAATCTTTACAAATGTCTGCCCAATCATGAGGAATAACCTCAGGGTTCAGTCTTACCCATCCACCCTGTGGCAATACCTCATAACCGTTTTCTACCAATTCTTCTTCGGTAATCATAATTTCCCCCTTGCCTGTAGCTCTTCTTCAATGTCATAAACTAGCATGATGTCTTTAACACCCAAGCCCCCAAAATGTAGCTCTTTCAATAGTGTTCTTAACTGCCTGACGGTCATGTTTTTAACATTCATCAGTCACCTCCTACCAATCACAGAGGACGGTCTCGCCCTCTTCGTTGCGAACCTCAGACCCCATAGATTCAGACCAAGACCATGCCATATCAATAATTCGGTCATTGGGTTCGCTAGACTCCACTAGATCAATAGAACTGCCATCATTCATGGCAATCTCATTAGCCTCCTCTGGCGACTCTGCAAGCACTTCATACTCAACAATCGCATAAACATAAACCGTGTATCTATTCATAATTCACCTCCGTAATCGTGAAATCATCCCCAATAACTGCCCCAACTTGCAACGGCTCACCATCCATGTAATGGAAAATGCTTTCGTCCTCAAGGTCTTCGACCTCATCCCATGACCCAAGGGCAATTTTTACATCAAAGATATTTTCGGGGTCTTCTGACCAATGACCCTCGCACCATACCGTTTTGTATTTCATATAACCTCCAAGTTATCGGCTAACATTAGCCCAATAGGTCACTCAGCGAATGACCTATTAGAAAATGCTACCCCCTTAATAATGGTAAAACTTGGTCTCTGTCGTGACTCGTGAACAATGAGCCTCCCTCGTTGCCTTCATCATCACATGATGGAAAAATCCAAATGCCACTATCTAAAAGCATGGTCACAGGGCGACCAGACCATCCCATATTTTCTGACTCTTCATCTGTTAAATAGCGAACCTTGACTATTTTGCGACCAAGTAACAGGTCAGAGGCGACCTTATCCCAATGCTTAGTTAATTCTTTGTCGTTCATTTCGTGCAGTTTCATTTATGCCACCTTTTTAAAATCGTTAAAAAATACAGACCCATCAGCTAAATAATCGTATTCGTTGAGGGTTAGAGTCTCGTCAATGTTGTTATCGCTATAAAAATCCTCTACATCACGGCTAACATAGTTAAGGAATGACTCTATAGCTTGCTGATACGCATACATGGAATCTCCTGTAGCCTTAAAACTGTCGTGAAACTCTTCCCAAAGTGAGCAGTCAGCACAGTAGCCTGTTGGCATATGGTCACGGCTAAAATCTTTTAGCTTTAACCCACGGAAATTGTGCTTGCCTAGGTCGGTTTTAATAAAAGCATGGCGGGTATCGCCAACAGACCAATTAAGCATTGAACCGCCAAAATGACCAATAAAAGCCTTGGCTGATTCCATATTTTCATCAAACCAAGGATATTCCCAAGTGGAACGAAAGACCTCCCTCGCCTTTTCCTTGGCTTCCTCTTCTAATTCATCAAAACTAAAAACCTGAATTTCTACCTTTTCCATATAACCTCCAAAATTACGCACCCACCCTAAAGATTAACCACCACCCTGACCCGTTGCGTATAGGTCTGGGGGTCGGTTTTTTGATCGCTAGCTGTTAGAGATAAACGACCAAGCAAACAAAAAAGCAAGCCCACCCATCACGGCAAGACTAGCGACCCACTCGAGCAACATAACAACGAACCGCCTCACGATTGCACCTGAGAGACAGAGACACCATAGACGGCTAGAAACTTAATAGCCTCTTTGTCCATCTTCACGGCTTTAGACATCAGCCCCGACAATTCGGCAGATGTTCTGGACGGGTTGCCCTGTTCCAGATGGTGACGAGCCACGGCACGAGGCACGGGGCGAGAATTAACATAAAATTGAATCATCTTTCAAACTCCACCAAAGTATTCAAAAGGTAGTCTCTGACTGAGTAGCCTGTGACCTCTGGGTGAGTCTCTGCGAGTGCTTTGTATTCCATAAAAAACTCAGCCGAGTCCTTATCGGAAAACTTAGCAATTGCCTCGCTTGTTTCGGTAGTGTGGCGATATACATAAAACATAAAAACCTCCATTTAATGACTAAGACCGTCCTGAGACGGTTTCGGCTAATAAAGCCCTCATCAGTTAGCCTTGAATCGCTTTTTGCATCTCCTTGGCGAGTTCTATCCACGAGTCAGCATTGATTAAACCCATTGAAGGATATTGCTCAGGGGTGGACTCTGCGACCTGAGCCGTGTAACGGTTTACCGCCTCCAAAATCATCAGAGGGGCTAAAGGGTGAGAGTCTAGAAGTGCTTGGACTGTTTTAGGGTTCATACTGTCGCCTCTTTGCTGATGTAGTAGGCGAGAGTCTGCCCCTTTTTGTTGTATTCACCCTGTAAAGAGAGACCCAAAGCCCTAGCGATTCTTTTCATTGAATCAAGACCGCAAGCACCGTCAAGACAGACCGACCCATCTGGGCGAATGGTCAAGCCATAGAATGAAGGGTTTATATCCTCGGCAATCTGTAGCCACGAAGTAGAGCCATAAGGCACTTTTGGCAAATCCTTAACGAGGGCTTTCAATTCGTCCTGATATTCACACTCTAAGAAATCCCCGAAGACCTTCCCAGTCATGTCATAGCCACCACCTGAGCAACGATACCGCTTGCCAGAGTTGCGAGAATCAAGACGGCAGATGTTGTAGCCGTAAGTGTCACGACCACGAGAGACAGACCAAGACAAAGCTAAACGATTGATAAACATTTTTCAGACCTCCAGATTAAAAAGTAAAACCAACAAAAACAGAACGAGAACCACGGACAAATTTTTCGTGATTGATGTCGTCAAACTTGTAAATAGAATAAGAGCGAGACTCACGGTCATAGTCACCACGAACCCAAACAGGCGAAGACTCAGAATCTTTCAGCTTGATAAATTCCCCCTTCGGTATTGCTTTAATTGTCATTTGTTCCATTGTGAAAACTCCTAGCAGTTGATTGATGCGAATAGTCACCTATTGACTAATCTCGCCTGATTTTCATTGCTTGGGGGGTTGCTTGTCAATACCCTAATAAAAATAAATTTACAGGCTTATAGATAAAGGCTTGCGAGAGAGTTTCCGAGGCCGTTCTAGTGATCAAAAACATAAAAGGCGGATAGATTAGCCGAAGGCGAACAGTCCATTATTGATAGAGTCACATAGAGACAGACACACACCAGAGAGACCAATCTTGCGAGAGTTGCAACACTCTTCAGACCGTCCTATTCTCTAGGGTATAAAAATACCCTGTTTATACCCTATGACCAAAAAACCGAAACTAACTCGCAAGCAGATAACCGAAGGACTGCAACAGATGCCGATTGAGACCATTCTCTTAGGTGCGAACAATGCGAAGGAAAAGAGACTCACCGCCTCACAGATTAAGTTTGCCGAGGAAATCGCCAAGGGTAAGACCAAGGCAGAGGCATACAGACAGAGCAGACCGAACGGTAAGAAAAGCAATGCAAAACCCTCCACAGCATCACGAAAGGGTCAAGAGCTTTCAAAGGTGGACGCAATACAGACGCAAATAGAGGCTTTTAAAGTGGCTTTAGAAGCTCAGAAATATCAAACCCCCCTTCACTTGAGGGCTTTGACAATCCATAAACTCACAGAAAAGGTGCTAGACCCTAACTGCCCACCCGCCCAACAGATAAAAGCCATGGAGTTATTGGGTAAGATTACCGAGGTCGCACTCTTCACCGAGAGACGAGAGGTCATTCAGCACAACACGAGCGACCAGATGAAAGAGAAGCTCCTCTCTTCTCTTCGCCTGGCGATTTCTTCTCAGGGTGTAACAGATGTTACAGAGACAGACCCAGAGTCATTACTGGCAGAGCTGACCGCCAAGCCGTTAGATATGACCATAGACTCGGATTATGTCGCTGATGATGATGTATCTCTGGCACAAGAGACCAATGAACCAGAGGCGGAGGGGTTGAACGATCTGGAATCTGCCGACCCTACCACTCCCCGACCCCCTTTTTTACAAAATTTGCAGGCGTCACCTATGCATAGTAATCCACACACTCAATCTCCTAAAAATACCATGCCCTTGCAACCCATTGATTCTTCAGAAGTTTCATGTGTAACACCTGTTACATCTAGGGTAAACCCTAATGTTACAGAGGGGGAGGGGGGTATAAATATACCTGTCGGTGATTTGGAGTCAGAATTACGGACACCCCCCGTCAACGTTTCTAAATAAAAGCGTGGGGGGTATATATTTTAAATTTTAACGAACTTACTCCTAGGCTTATTGCTAAGGCTAATGGGGAGAAAAGATACCAAGGACAGCCATGTATCAATGGCCATATTGGTGTTAGATATGTTCGTAATCACGATTGTGTAGATTGTAGAAATATATCTGGCAGTTTAAAAGCGAGAAGAAAACGCGAGTTTTTTGGTCGGAAGGTTGGGCGACCAAGAAAATACCCAGAACTTATTGGCCCGCCTAAACCAAAGAGAGTTGTATTTAACCCAGTGACAGTAGAAGAGAAGTGGATTGTTAGGTCAAGGGTTGCTACAAAGCCAAAGAAAAGCAAAAGAAAGAATTTGTCGGTTGAGTACTATAAAACATTGATAGTTACGCACTGCCCGCTTTTAGGTATTGAATTGAGTTATGAAAAGTTTGAAGGCAATACGCCAAACAATTATGCAACTTTAGATCGTATTGACTCAACGCTTGGGTATGAAGAAGGCAACGTACAGATTATTTCTTTTAGAGCAAATACGTTGAAAAGTAATGCGACTTTAGAAGAATTGAAGTTATTAGTAAAAAATTGGGAGGGTCTATGAAAATTTGGACTTACGAAGAGATGTTAAAAGCTATACAGTCGATGACGGAGGAGGAGAAGCACAAGTTGTTGACGATGTTATTGCGTGATGAGGCAGTGATGATTATGGCAAAGAGAGAGCCAGAATGACTCCTGCACAAAAAGAGATCTTTATGATCATTGATGAATGGTGGAAGATGTATGGCTTTGGGCCGACTGTGGACGATATTATGAGAATGACTGGTGAGAGAAGTCGGAGTAATACGGTTCGGAAGATGAAGGCGTTAGTTGCGATTGGGGTATGCAGAGCGACTCCGAAACGAGCGCGATCAATTCGGCCAGTGGGTATTCGTGTTCGGAGCGTTGAGTGAACGATAAAGAAATTAACAAGATCATTGATAGTCTTCCAGAGGCGGACAGAGCTGAGTTATTAACCATGGCTCAGGCTTATATGGAATCTGTGACCAGGGAGAAGGCAACAGTTAGTTTCATGGAGTTTGTTAAGGTCATGTGGCCTGGGTTCATTCATGGACGTCACCATGCTTTGATGGCAAAGAAGTTCGAGGATATAGCGAACGGCAAGATTAAAAGATTAATTATTAATATGCCGCCGCGACATACGAAGTCAGAGTTTGCCAGTTATATGCTACCAGCTTGGTTTCTAGGCAGATACCCTAATAAGAAGATCATTCAGTGTTCGAATACAGCTGAGTTGGCTGTAGGCTTTGGTCGTAAAGTACGTAACTTAGTAGACGGAGAACAGTATGCAAAAGTCTTCCCCAATGTCCATCTTAGGTCTGACTCTAAGGCTGCTGGTCGCTGGAGTACTAATGGTAACGGGGAGTATTTTGCTATTGGTGTTGGCGGTACTGTTACGGGTAAAGGTGCGGATCTACTCATTATTGATGACCCACATTCTGAACAAGAGGCAGCGTTAGCAGCTAGTAACCCTGAGGTGTACGACAAGGTTTATGAGTGGTATGGCTCTGGTCCGAGACAGCGTTTGCAGCCAGGCGGTGCGATTGTGATCGTTATGACCCGTTGGGGTAAACGCGATTTGACGGGTCGTATTTTGCAAAGCGCGGTTGAAAGGGATGGAGATGAATGGGACATTATTGAATTACCAGCGATATTGCCGACTGAAAAGCCGTTATGGCCAGAGTTCTGGTCAATGGATGAGTTGGTCAAACTCAGAAATGAATTGCCCGTTTCTAAATGGTCAGCCCAATACCAACAATCTCCTACATCTGAAGCGGGTGCAATTGTTAAACGAGAGTGGTGGCAAATGTGGGAACAGGAACAGCCGCCGCAATGCGAGTTCATCATCCAGTCATGGGATACAGCGTTTACTAAGAATGAACGGTCAGACTATTCTGCTTGTACGACATGGGGCGTCTTTTATAAAGACGAGAATCCTGATGATGCCAATGTGATTTTATTAGACGCTTTTAAGGAACGACTAGAGTTTCCAGAGCTAAAAGAGCGAGCTTTACAGTATTACAAGGAATGGGAACCTGATGCGTTCATTGTTGAGGCAAAAGCCTCTGGTGCGCCATTGATCTTTGAATTAAGAAGAATGGGTATTCCAGTACAAGAATTTACACCAACCCGTGGTAATGATAAGATTTCGAGAGTAAACTCCGTATCAGACTTATTTGCATCTGGCAAGATATGGTGTCCACGTACTAGATGGGCGGAAGAGGTGATGGAAGAGATGGCTGCTTTCCCTAATTCAGATCACGATGACTTGGTTGACTCATCAACACAAGCGCTGATTAGGTTTAGAAAAGGCGGTTTTTTAAGATTACAGACGGATGAAGTAGACGATCCTGTTCACTTCAGACGCAAAGTTGCATATTACTAAGGAAACATATGTCTATCGATAAAGGTTTATACGAGCTACCACAGGGTCTTGAGGCCATTAATGACCAAGAGCCAGCAATTGAGATTGAAATTGAAGATCCTGAGGCAGTAAATATTGCCATTGATGGTTTAGAGATTGAAATTCGTGATGAAGAAGCCGAGTTTGATAAGAACTTAGCGGAAGACATGAATGAACAAGCTCTACAATCATTAGCTAATGACTTAATTGGTGACGTAGAGTCAGACATTAGCGCTAGAAAAGACTGGATTCAGACATATGTTGACGGCTTAGAGCTGTTAGGTATGAAAATTGAAGAAAGAACCGACCCATGGGAAGGTGCTTGCGGTGTTTACCACCCATTATTGAGCGAAGCCCTAGTTAAATTCCAAGCTGAGACTGTGATGGAGACTCTTCCAGCCAGCGGCCCAGTTAGAACTGTGATTATTGGCAAAGAAACCACAGAAAAATTAGATGCAGCCAAGCGAGTTCAGGCTGATATGAACTACCAGATCACAGATGTGATGCCAGAGTACCGCCCAGAACACGAAAGAATGGTTTGGGGCTTGGGACTTTCAGGTAATGCGTTCAAAAAAGTGTATTACGACCCACACATGGAGCGTCAGGTCTCTATTTATGTGCCAGCTGAAGACATTATTGTTCCTTATGGCGCATCAAACCTAGAAACAGCCGAGCGTGTTACCCATGTGATGCGTAAAACTGGCAATGAATTACGCCGTTTGCAAGTTGCTGGTTTTTACCGTGACGTAGAACTCGGCGATCCAGTCATGACGATGGATGAAGTAGAAAAAGAAATTGCTAAAAAGATGGGATTCCGTGCAACAACGGACGATCGCTTTAAATTATTAGAAATGCACGTTGACTTGGACTTGCCAGGCTATGAAGATGAAGAAGATGGCGAGCCAACAGGGATTGCTTTACCTTATGTAGTAACAATTGAGAAGGGAACGCAAACTGTTCTCTCAATTCGCAGAAACTGGAACCCTGATGACTCCACCAAACAAAAGAGACAGCATTTTGTACATTATGGTTACGTGCCTGGTTTTGGTTTTTATTGTTTCGGTCTTATTCATCTCATCGGCGCTTTTGCTAAGTCAGGCACCTCTATTATTCGCCAGCTTGTTGATGCTGGTACTCTAAGTAACTTACCAGGCGGCTTTAAAACTCGTGGTATGCGAGTAAAAGGTGATGACACTCCGATTGCTCCAGGCGAATTCCGTGACGTAGACGTACCGTCAGGAACATTAAAAGACAACTTATTGCCGCTTCCATACAAAGAGCCATCACAAGTTCTATATAGCTTGATGAATACTATTGTGGATGAAGGCCGCCGTTTTGCCTCAGCTGCGGACTTGAAGATCAGCGATATGTCAGCCAACTCACCAGTTGGTACAACACTAGCTATTCTTGAGCGTACCTTAAAGGTAATGTCAGCTGTTCAAGCTCGTGTTCATTACTCAATGAAACAAGAGTTAAAGCTATTAAAAGGAATCATTCGTGACTACACACCAGAAGAATACAGCTATGAGCCAGATGAAGGTTCAAGATTGGCAAAGCAATCTGATTACGACAATGTGGACGTTATCCCTGTGTCAGATCCTAATGCTGCAACAATGTCACAGAAGGTTGTCCAGTATCAAGCGGTTCTACAGTTAGCCCAGCAAGCCCCACAGCTATACGACATGGCTAAGTTGCACCGTCAAATGTTAGAAGTATTGGGTATAAAGAACGCTGAGAAGCTTGTTAAGTTAGAAGATGATAAGAAGCCAGAAGACCCAATTACTGAAAACATGAACGTTTTGAATATGAAGCCTATTAAAGCTTTTTACTATCAAGACCACGAAGCCCATATAAAAGTTCATATGAACGCCATGCAGGATCCAAAGCTTGCACAGATTGTCGGTCAAAACCCGAACGCACAGGCTATCCAAGCAGCTATGTTGGCCCATATTAACGAACACTTAGGCTTTGGATACAAGAAACAAATGGAACAGCTCATTGGTATGTCTTTACCGCAAGACGAAGACCAAGAAGGTATTCCAAAAGAAATGGAAGTCCAGATTTCTCAAATGGCAAGTCAGGCTTCCGACATGTTGTTGCAACGTAACCAAAATGAAATTGCAGCACAGCAAGCCCAGCAAGCAGCCCAAGACCCTGTTGTTCAAATGCAAATCAAAGAACAGCAATTGGAAGAGCAAGAACTTCAGCGCAAAGCCGCTAAAGATCAAGCCGATGCTACTGTTAAGGCAGAACAACTCCAAGTGGAACGCGAGCGTATCGCCTCCCAGGAGCGTATTGCAGCCGAGCAATTGGCTGCTAAATTAGCCAAAGACCAAGAAGAGCTTAGTATCAAAAAACAAAGCGAAAACTTCAAAGTGGCTCAAGGGATTTTTAACGCAAGCAGACCTGTCAAAAAAGGTGAATGATGATTGATAAAAATCTTGACTACCTCTTAGATCAAAACAGAGACCGTATGGAGATGCTCAAACAAGCATTAACGTCTGGTAACTGTCAGACTTATGAGGAGTATAAGTACACATGTGGCCAGCTACGAGGTCTCGAAGCTGCATGTTTAACCATAGTAGACCTCAAACATAGACTGGAGAACTCGGATGAGTGAAATCCTTATCGGCTCAAACCCCGATGATGTAAATGCAGTAACAACTCTGCCTCAAACAGCAGAAGAAAAAGCAAAGCAACTTCCTGAACCTGTTGGCTACCGCATCCTATGCGCTATTCCTGAGCAAGAAAAGGAATATGAAAGTGGCTTATTGAAGGCAGACTCAACAATGCACTATGAAGAAGTTCTTTCTACGGTGTTTTTTGTTGTAAAGCTGGGTCCTGACTGTTACACCGATAAAGCCCGTTTTCCTAATGGCCCATGGTGCAAAGTCGGTGATTTTATTCTGGCCAGACCAAACTCTGGTACACGTCTAAAGATTCACGGTCGTGAATTCCGTTTAATAAATGACGATTCTGTCGAGGGTATTGTAGAAGACCCACGCGGAATTACTCGTGTTTAGGAGGACATATGCCACAATTTGAAGAAGAATTTAAGTTTCCAGACGAGATTGACAATAAGAAAGTAGAAGCATCTGCTGAAGATGAGATTGAAGTTGAGATTGTTGACGATACCCCAGAGGAAGACCGTCAAAATGCAGCTCCAATGCCTAAGGATATTGTTGACGAGCTAGAGCAGGATGAGCTTGAAGAGTATTCTGAAAAAGCCAAGATGCGCTTAAAACAGCTCAAAAAGGTCTGGAACGATGAGCGCCGTGCAAAAGAAGCAGCCTCAGCTGAACAAGCTGAAGCTATCCGTGTTGCACAGTTACTTATAGAAGAGAACAAAAAGCTCAAAGGCCGCTTATCTGACGGTGAAAAGACCCTGGTCTCTAACCATAAAGAAAAGCTAGAACGTGAGTTGGCTGATGCCAAAAAAGAGTTTAAAGATGCTTATGACTCTGGCGATTCAGATCGCTTGGCTGATGCTCAAGAGAAGCTCACAGATGTTAAGTTCAAATCTGCTCAAGCAGAGGCTTATAAACCTGAGTACGAAAATACTTTACAAGAAGAAGAAATTGATGTACAAAGTCAGCAACCGCAACGTTTGGACCCAAAAACCCAAGCATGGCTGGACAAAAACAGCTGGTACGGTGTTGATCAAGATATGAGCTACCTAGCAATGGGTGTTCATAGAAGATTGCAAGTAGAAGGAGTGCCAGTAGGCTCTGACAACTACTTCAATTCAATTGACGCAGAGATGCGTAGACGGTTCCCAGAGAAATTTGAGGACCAATCAGAGTCCAAAACCTCTGAAAACACAGTGTCCAAAAACACTGCTAAGGTTAGTAAACCAAGCACTGTTGTTGCTCCAGCGACCAGAAGTACATCCCCAAAAAAGATTACTTTGACTCAAAGACAACTTAATTTGGCTAAGAAATTCAAACTTACCCCAGAGCAGTATGCTCGTGAACTAACTAAATTGGAGTCCCAAAATGGCTGAAAATTCAAGAACACCAAGAGAAGTGGCAACAAGAACTCAAGCAGAACGTCCTAAACAGTGGCAAGCGCCTGAGTTGTTACCTGAACCAGACAAACAGCCTGGCTTTTCTTATAGATGGATTCGTGTAGCTACCAACGGTCAAGCTGACCCACGCAACTTATCTGCCAAAATCAGAGAAGGCTGGGAGCCAGTAAGAGTTGAAGAGCAACCGAAGTTTGGACTGTTAGTCGATCCAGGTAGTCGTTTTAAAGACAATATCGAAATCGGCGGGTTGTTGTTATGCAAAACTCCAACAGAATTTACTCAACAGCGTAATGCACATTACCAGCAGTTGACTGATTCTCAGACGAGAGCTGTAGACAATAGCTTTATGCGCCAGAATGACCCAAGGATGCCACTCTTTAATGAGCGTAAATCTACGGTAAGTTTTGGAAAAGGTAATAGTTAACTTTTTATTAATTAGGAGTATTTAAATGGCTTATCCAACAGTAAGCGCTCCATACGGTTTTAGACCTGTTAATCGTCAAGATGGCATGCCATACGCTGGTGCGACTACCCAATACGGTATCAAATCAGTATCTACAGCTATCTATAACGGTGATCTAGTTTATGTTGCCGATGGTGTCGTTAAATCAACAGTAACAACAACTTCAGTTTTAACAGTTGCTAACCAAGCAAACGTTACAGCTGGTGTATTTGTAGGCTGTCAGTATGTAAACACTCAAGGTCAGACAGTTCAGTCACAGTATTACCCAGGTAACGCTGCTGCTTCTTCTGCTATCGCTTATGTGGTAGTTGACGAAAACGCTGCTTACAAAGTAGCTGTAACTAACGGTTCAGGCGTGATGTCTTCAACAACATCAAAAGCTATTGGTGTTAACTTGGTTGTAGATCAGGAAACTGGCTCTGCAACTACTGGTAACTCTGGTAACGGTGTTGTAGCTCCATCAGCTAACTTAGGTAACGCTTCTACATTGCCTGTTAAGGTAATTTCAGTTGTTCCTGAAACAGCTATTAACGCAACAAACTTCTGCGAAGTTATTGTTGTTTTGACTAACCCTCAGTTGACATCCGCTGCTGGCGGCGTTGACTTCGCATAAGGAGCTACGTAAATGGCTATTTCACGCGCCCAACTCTTAAAAGAGTTATTGCCTGGTTTGAACGCATTGTTTGGACTTGAGTATGCAACATACGGTGAAGAACACAAAGAGATCTTCGAAACTGAAGCATCTGAGCGTTCTTTTGAAGAAGAAACAAAGCTATCAGGTTTCTCAGCTGCACCTGTTAAAAACGAAGGTTCATCCATCGCTTATGACAACGGCCAAGAAGCTTGGACAGCACGCTATACACACGAAACTATTGCATTAGGTTTCAGCTTGACAGAAGAGGCAGTAGAAGACAACTTGTACGACTCTCTATCAGCTCGTTACACTAAGGCTCTAGCTCGTGCTATGGCTTACACTAAGCAAGTAAAAGCTGCTAACGTGTTAAATAACGGCTTTACCGCTGGTTACACTGGTGGTGACGGAAAGACATTGTTTGCTACAGATCACCCGCTAGTTTCAGGTGGTGTTAACAGCAACACGCCAGCTACTCAAGCTGACTTGAACGAAACATCATTGGAAAATGCTGTTATTCAAATCGCTGCTTGGACAGACGAGCGTGGTCTTTTGATCGCTGCTAAACCTCGTAAATTGATTGTTCCACCATCATTACAGTTCGTTGCAACTCGTTTGCTTGAGACTGAATTGCGTGTTGGTACAGCCGATAACGACATCAACGCAATCAAAAACAACGGTTCTATCCCAGAAGGTTACGCAATTAACCACTTCTTGACAGATACGAACGGTTGGTATTTGACTACTGATGTACCTAACGGTATGAAGCACTTCGTACGTACAGCTATGTCTACTGGCATGGATGGCGATTTCGATACTGGTAACGTACGTTACAAGGCTCGTGAGCGTTATTCTTTCGGCTGGTCAGATCCATTGGGTATGTTCGGTTCACAAGGCGCTGCTTAATAGCTCGCACTTTGTGGTAAAAAGAGGGGTCTTCGGACCCCTTTTTTAATGGAGAAAATAATGAAAACTTATGCAAATGCATCACTTATCTCATCATTCTTAGCAGAAAAAGAACCATTTTTTAGCTATTACAAGGAAAACTTAGAAACTCTTAACAAGATTATTAATGACATAGGTGAGCCTTTAGAAGGCAATATCTTCTATGAACACTTAGATCCACACAGATCTGCTCTGATTGAAAAATTCTTCCCTAAACGTGCAGCTTTGGCTATGTTTGCTATGGCACATGACAATATCGTTGAGATTGGGTTTAACTCAGGTTTTAGCGCATTATTAATGCTGACTGCTAACCCAGAGCTAAAGCTTACATGCGTGGATATTTGTGAACACAAGTACACAGAACCATGCTTTGAATATTTATCTTCAATGTTCCCAGGGCAAATTACCTTGGTAAAAGGAGATTCAACAAAGGTATTAGCAGATGTATTAAAGTCAGATAAAGACTTAACTGGTTACATTATTGACGGCGGTCATGGCCTAGAAACAGCAGAGCAAGACCTAAGAAATGTGCTTTTACATGCTAATCCTAACGCTGTTTTATGCTTTGATGACAGCGATTTTGTAGACCTTCGCATGATGTTGAATATGTACATGATGTCTGGTGACTTGTTGCCAATTTGTGATCCATATGGTCCAACACAAAATCAAACACAAATGTTCTTTAAATTAGTTGCACAATCTTAAAATTAGAGTAAGATTACTGAAACTGGGAAAACCGCTTATTAGACTGCCCCAGCAGACGATATACCGACTAATAAGCTAACTTGTATATAAGGATCCAAAATGGGAACAACCACATTCAGCGGCCCAGTCAAGGCTGGCAATATTTATAACACTACTGGTACAACCGTTGGTACAAACGTTAAAAACGTTGGCTATGTACTAATGGCTCAATCAGCTATTATCGACATCATTGGCGCTTCAGCTAATACAACAGTTGCTGTTATTCCAGCAAACTCACAGATCGTTGACGTTATTCTTAGCGTTGTTGAAGCAAATAACGATTCAAATGCAGCAGCTGTTACTGTTGGTATTACAGGCAACACAAACGCTTTCTTTCCATCTACAAGCGTTAAAACCGCAGCTTTAACAAACGCTTCTGTTTTGGAATCTAATGCAACTGACGTAGGCACTACAGACGTTCAAGTTAATGCATACTTTACAGCTACTGATGGTAACGGTACTACTGGTAATGCTACCGTGACTGTTATTTACTTACAAGCTAACAACTTAGTTGCTTAATTAATCTGGGGGTTCGCCCCCTGTTTAACCTTATTGGAGATTAATTATGGGTATGCAATATGACGTAAAAGCAGCGCACGCAGATGCAAGCGCTAAAATTATTACTGGACCAGTTAGAATTAAAGGGTACCAATTGGCACCTGGTGGAACTGCTGGCGAGATTCAATTTTGGGATACCTCTGCTAATTCCGCTACTGGTACAGAACGTATAACATTAAATATCACTACAAATACCGCTGCTATTTCTACATTATTACCAGGCGAAGGTATTAGGTTTGATCTTGGTGTTTATGTAGTATTGCCAGCTAACGCATCGATTACAACGTTTTATGGCTAAGAAAACGCCTTCTCTTGCAGTAGGGCGTGGAGAAAAGCTCCCAGTGTCGAAAGGCGCTGGGCTTACCGCTAAAGGCCGTGCTAAGTACAACAAAGCTACTGGATCAAACTTGAAGGCTCCACAGCCAGAGGGTGGTCCACGTAAGAAGTCGTTCTGCGCACGTATGTCAGGCATGCCTGGTCCAATGAAAGACGAGAACGGTAAACCGACTCGTAAAGCAGCGAGTCTAAAACGATGGAAATGCTAGTCTGGAACTTAGTCCTGTCAACCTTAATTGGTATGCTTGCTTTCTTTTTAAAAGAAAAGTCAATTGAGTTGAACCGTATTCAAATTTTATTAAATAGAACTCGTGAAGAAATTGCTAAGGAATATGTGACCAAGGCTGATGTTCATAACGACATTAATCGAGTTTTAGATAGAATAGATCGTATGGAAGCTAAGTTAGACGACTTTATAAAAGGACAACGAAGTGCCATCAACTAGTAAAAAACAACACAACTTCATGGCAGCAGTTGCCAAGAATCCTAAGTTTGCCAAAAAAGCTGGCGTTCCACAGTCCGTGGGCGAAGAGTTTTTAGAAGCAGATAAAGGTAAGAAGTTCCGCAAAGGCGGTACTACAAACCCTATGCGTGCAGGTATTAACAAACAGAAAACTCGTGCTGGCATGTTACAAATGCCCAATGCGAGCCTTACAAAATTTAGAGGTTTTAACGAAGGTGGAGCAACTATGAAACATTCAGACATTTCAAAAGACAAGCCAATGATGAAAGCAGAAGCTGAAAAGGCTGTTAAAAGCCATGAGAAGCGTATGCACAAAATGGCTAAAGGCGGCGTAACTCGTGCTGATGGCTGTGTATCTAAAGGTCACACCAAAGGTACTATGATTAAAATGGCTAAAGGCGGAGCTTGCTAATGGCTAATATCCGCAAACCAACAGTTAAAGAGGTTGAGAAACTAGACAAGTCTCGTGAGCTAATGGTTCGCGGTATTGAAGGTGAAAAAGACTTCTTATCTAAAGTTTCAACAACCATGGCTAAATCTGCTCGTGATGATCAAAAGTCTGCCAAGAAAATGCGTGAGTCTGTACCAGAAAGCGCCCGTGATTACGAGGCATATCAAGAAGCTGGTTACAAAACAGGCGGCAAAGTGTCATCAGCATCAAAACGTGCTGATGGTTGTGCAATCCGTGGAAAGACAAGGATTTAATTATGGGATTAAAAGACATACTTAAAAGTGGTGCTTTAGGGGCTGGTGCATCAGTAGTTGCTGACAATCCTAAATTACTTAAAGGCATGGGTCTTCTAGGAAATGTGGCTTACAACAAGATTGAAAATCGCGAAGATGATAAGCGCATAGCTGCAGAACAAGCCAAAGAAGCAGAAGCCATGAAGAAACAACAAATGGCTGCAAAGGCCAGAAGATCTAGCCCACAACAAGCTGGCACTGAAGGTGGATACAAAGGTTACGCTAAAGGCGGTAAAGTATCATCTGCCTCGAAACGTGCTGACGGCTGTGCTATCAAAGGCAAAACAAAAGGACGCATGGTATGAGAGCCTCTCGTGGTATGGGAGATATAAACCCAAGCAAAATGCCTAGCGCTAAGAAAAAAGCCAGGCGTGATGATACCGACTTTACGCAGTATGCGGAAGGTGGTAAGGTTGGTTTGTATGCCAATATCGCCGCAAAGAAAAAACGTATAGCCGCGGGATCTGGTGAGAAAATGAGAAAGCCAGGATCCAAAGGCGCTCCAACTAAAGCAGACTTTATTAAGTCAGCAAGGACAGCTAAGAAATGACAACATCAAGCGCATCAACGTTTAACCTAGACCTTAACGATCTAATTGAAGAAGCGTTTGAACGTTGTGGCCTTGAGTTGCGTACTGGTTATGACTTTAAAACAGCCAGACGGTCTATGAACTTGCTTACTGTAGAGTGGGCAAATCGTGGTATTAACCTTTGGACCGTAGAACAAGGCCAGATTACGATGAATACAGGACAGGCTACATATGCTCTTCCTGTTAACACCATTGACCTTTTAGACCAAGTAATTAGGCAAAACAATGCAGGACCTAATCAGATTGATATTAATATCAGCCGTATTAGTGAGTCTACTTACTCTACTATTCCAAATAAACTAACCACTGGCCGTCCTATTCAAGTGTGGATTAATCGCCAATCTGGTCAAACAAATAACTTAGCATCGTCAACTTTAAACGGTGCTATTGATGCAGATGACACAACAATTACTTTGGTATCAACGGTTGGATTAGCGGTTTCTGGGTTTATCAAGATTGATAACGAAACTATTGCCTACTCTAACGTTAGTGGTAATCAGCTTTTAAACTGCGCACGCGGTCAAGCCAATACTGTGGCAGCAGCTCATTTGACAGGTGCTTCTGTATTCGCTCAAAACCTGCCTTCAATCAACGTTTGGCCTACTCCTAATGCTGGCGGTGGGTACACATTTGTTTACTGGCGTATGCGCCGTATACAGGATGCTGGAACAGGTGTTACTGACCAAGATATTCCATTCAGATTCTTACCTTGCATGGTAGCTGGCTTGGCTTATTACATTGCCATGAAGAAACCTGAGGTATCACCAGACCGCATTATGATGTTAAAGAGTGATTATGAGCAGCAATTCCAGTTAGCAGCAGACGAAGATAGGGATAAAGCACCTCTTCGCTTTGTGCCAAGGAATATGTTCTATGCCTAATCGTTTTGCTTCTGGTAAGTGGGCAATTGCGGAATGTGATCGTTGCTCACAAAGGTATAAATTGAAGGAGTTAAAAGCTCTAACAATTAAGACTAAAAAGACTAACATTTTGGTATGTCCAGAATGTTGGGAGCCAGACCAGCCTCAATTGTCATTGGGTATGTATCCAGTTGATGATCCACAGGCTCTTAGAAATCCTAGACCAGATACTAGTTATCAGGTTTCTGGTACAAGTGGGTTGCAAGAGTTGCTAGCGAATAGCGTGACACAACAAGGTGTTGGCTATCCAGAAGCAGGTAGTAGGATTTTTCAGTGGGGTTGGAACCCTGTAGGTGGAGCAAGATTTTTTGATACAGAATTAACACCAAATAACTTGATTGCAAGAGTACAAGTTGGTACAGTTACAGTTATAACTTCTTAGGAGTAAATTATGTTTAGAAAAGCCGCAGATGGTATTACAAAACAAGGCAAAACCAAAGGTAAAAACTTAGGTGATTCAGGCCCAAGAATGGGTATTGAAAAAGGTCCAAAATCAACTGGCAGCAAGGGTGGTAAAACCAATGCTGACATGAAGAAAATGGGTCGTGGTCTAGCTAAGATTGCAGCCCAGAAAAAAGGCTAATCATGGCTAAATATAGCAAAAAATTAATGGGTAAAGAGATTGGCGATGCTGAAGTTTATGCGGCTCCTCATACCATGAAAGGTAAGACAATGGATGAAAAAATGACTAAAGCAGCTGTGACCAAGCCAGGTAACGGTATGGACAAGATGAATATCTCTGTAGGCAATGTGGGCAAGCGTAACTATGCTCCTGAGAAAACAGATGGTATTAAGATTCGTGGTACTGGTGCAGCCACTAAAGGTCTTAAAGCTCGCGGACCAATGGCCTAATGAACTACACAGAGTTATCCGCTAGGATTCAAGCGTATTGCGAAAACGACTTCCCAGTTTCGGCTGGTAATTTGACATCTGCCGAACAGATAGCTACGTTTGTTGAGCAAGCTGAAGAACGTATTTATAACAGTGTCCAGATTCCTGCGTTACGTAAGAACGTAACTGGCGTTTGCACCATTGGTAATACATACTTAGCTTGTCCTACCGACTTTCTCGCAGTGTATTCAATGGCTGTGATAGCCGCTAATGGCGATTATGAGTACCTCCTTAATAAGGATGTGAACTTTATTCGCCAGGCTTATCCAAACCCAACAGATACAGGTACGCCAAAATACTACGCTTTGTTTGGCCCCCGTTCTGCAAACCCAACAGAATTAGCCTTTATTCTAGGCCCAACGCCAAGCGCTAATTTAAATGTTGAGCTTCATTACTTCTTCTACCCACAATCTATTGTTACCGCTGGAACTAGCTGGCTTGGTGATAATTATGATCCAGTATTACTTTACGGCGCGCTAAGAGAAGCGTATATTTACATGCGTGGCGAAGCTGATATGATTGCTAACATTGAAGCAAAGTATAATGAAGCATTAGGGCAGTTAAAGCGTCTTGGCGATGGCTTAGAAAGAAACGATGCTTATCGCGCTGGACAAACAAGTTTGCAGTACAACAAGTTATAAACAGGAGTAAAAAATGGCCTTTACAGGTAACTACATGCCAACATCTTTCAAGATTCAACTCTTGAATGGCTTGCAAAACTTTTCAGCTAACACGTTTAAGATTGCTCTGTATACAAACTCAGCAACTTTAGATGCCAATACAACTGCGTACACAACCTCTGGTGAAGTAGCCGCTACTGGTAACTACAGCACAGGTGGTAACACTTTGTCTGTTACTACAACGCCAACCAACGGTGGATCAGGTACAACAGCTTACATTGACTTTGCAGACACAACTTGGTCTTCAGCAACAATCACAGCTCGTGGCGCTTTGATTTACAACAACAGCCAAAGTAATTCTGCGGTTGCTGTGTTGGACTTTGGTAGCGACAAGACATCTACTGACGGTGATTTTACTGTTCAGTTCCCAGCTGCTACGAACACAACAGCTATCATTCGCATCGCTTAATAGGAGCCTGACATGGCTCTTGTACTAAAAGACCGCGTTAAAGAGGTTACAAGTGTAACTAGCACAGGTACAGCCACGCTATTAGGTGCGGTTGTTGGATTTCAATCATTTAACACTGCCATTCCTACGGGATCAACGGTGTATTACTGTATTGCTGGCCAAGGTACATCCCAATGGGAAGTTGGTATAGGTACGTTTACAGCGCCTGACCAACTAAGTCGAGATACTGTTTACTCATCTTCTTCTGCTGGCGCGCTAGTTAACTTTAGTGCTGGTTCAAAAGATGTGTTTGTTACTTACCCATCTGAACGTGCTGTCTTTGAAGAAGCTGATGGCACCACCGTTTTACGTCAAGGCCCAATTACAGTTGTTGGCGCTAATGCAAGCTCTTATACAAGCTTTGGCGCTTCTTTAGGTGAGTTTTACGCTAATGAACCTAGTTTTGCTCAGTTATATGTACAAAACTTAAATGATGCCTCTAACGCTTCTACAGATATTGTTGCTTATAACGATCTTGGTGACGGTACAAATAACTTTATTGACATGGGTATTTGTAGCTCAAACTATACAGAAGCAGCGTTTCCAATTTTTTCTCCAAATTCAGGTTATCTATATAACGATGGCGGCGTATTACTTCTTGGTTCAGCCACAAATAACGTAACAGTTTTCGCTGGTGGTGTAGATACAAACAACGCTGTAGTAACATTTAACACAGATTTAAGTACTTCTTTTAAAGGTAACGTTGCAATACCTGGCACGTTTACATCTAATGGCGCTGCTACTTTTGGTTCAACCGTTCTTTTAAATGCAGATCCTACAGCTGGATTACAAGCAGCTACAAAACAATACGTTGATAGTGCTGTTTCTACTGGCTTTATTGTTCACGACTCAGCTGTTTATGCTACGGCCGCTGCCCTACCTAATTCTCCAACATACAACAACGGTACAAGTGGAGTTGGGGCAACACTTACAGCAAACGCTAACGCAGCATTGGTTATAGACGGTGTAACTCTTGTATCGCCAACAGATAACGGCATACGTGTTCTTATAAAAAATCAAGTTAGCTCACAATACAACGGTATATATGTTGTAACTGAAGCTGGTAGCGGTAGTGCGCCATGGGTTTTAACACGCGCAACAGATTTTAATACTTATGCCCCTGGTAATATATCTACAAACGCCTACGTTTACGTAACCGCGGGTAGCACAAATATTGGTTCTTCTTGGATTTTTTCACAAGTAGGAACTGTAACGGTAGGTACAACCCCGCTTCATTTTGAAATCTTTTCTCAGCCAGCCGCTTATACAGGCACAAGCCCAATCAACGTTACGGGTCAGGTTATATCCTTAACTACAGTACCAGCAACATTAGGTGGTACAGGCGCTAATACAGTTGCTACTGGTGATTTGCTATACGGTTCAGCCACTAATACATGGTCTAAGTTACCAATCGGTACTGGGTATAAATCATTAAGGGTTAATGCCGCTGGTACTCAAGTTGAGTGGAACGCTGTTTCTCTTGACCAATCCGCAGCTATTTCAGGTACATTAGGTCCTACAAATGGTGGTACAGGTATTTCTAGTTACACCCAAGGTGAAATGCTTTATGCAAACACTTCTACACAACTAGATAAAGTAACTCCAAATACCACAACAACTAAGAAGTTTTTAGGTCAAACTGGTACAGGCACAGCTGGATTAGCACCGACTTGGGAACAGCCAGCAGCTTCTGACATTACAGGTTTAGCTCCTTCAGCAACAACAGATACAGCTAATGCTTCAAACATTACATCTGGTACGCTTCCAACAGGTCGTTTAACTGGTTCTTATACAGGCATTACGGGTGTAGGTACGATTGCTACGGGTGAATGGGCAGCTAATGCAATTGCTGTAGCTTATGGCGGTACTGGAGCAACTAACACAACCAATGCACGTACTAACTTAGGTTTAACAATTGGTACAGACGTTCAAGCATATAGTCTTCAGTTGACTTCTGTGGCGGGTTTATCTACAAATGGTTTGCTAAACCGCAGTGCGGCTAATACAGTAACCATTGCTTCAGCAGCTGATATCGTTAGTCAAATTGGATCAACAGCCGTTACTAATGCAACAAATGCTACTAACGCTACTACAGCTACTACAGCTACTACGGCTACAACAGCTAATGCTTTAAATACAGCAAATAGCTATACAGTTAATGGTTTTACAGTAAGTAGTACTGCACCTCGTTTGTTTTTTGCAGATACTGATGGATATACTTTTTCGCTTTATAACAACAGTAATACTTTTTATCTTTTAAACAGCGGAGGAAGTAGCTTAATTTATTGCGATACATCAGGAAACTTTACAGCTGTAGGTAACGTCACAGCTTATTCCGATGAGCGCGTAAAAACAAACTGGCGTGACTTACAACCAGACTTCATTGAGCAACTTGCTAAAGTAAAACATGGTATTTATGACCGCACAGACCAAGAATCCACGCAAATTGGTGTTGGAGCGCAGTCTTTACGCCCTGTAATGGAACATGCAGTTATGGAAGATGCTGAAGGTAAGCTATCCGTTGCATACGGTAACGCCGCGCTAGTAGCTGCTATTGAACTGGCAAAACAAGTTGTTGAGCTTAAGAAAGAAATTGAACTGTTAAAGGCTAGATAATGGCATTACCAGCATCAGGTCCTCTTTCAATGTCAGACATTAATACTGAGTTTGGTAGAGGTAACAACTTAAATTCATACCGAGGGACTACTTACTACACATCAAGTGGTGGTCCTTTTACGTTCTCTTCAGGCACAATTAACTTTAGCGACTTTTACGGCACCCAGGTTAATTCGCCATTATTTACATTTACTATTTCATCTAATCAAGATAGAGCAAACTTACGCTCATTAGCAGTTGCCGCTGGTTGGAATGGATCATCTGCTGTGACCGCTACATTAGCAGGTGGCGTTTGGATTTACTCAGCTACTACAGCAACTCCCGCGTTAACTATTGATGGTTCATGGCCAGGCGGTGTTACGTTTGTTAACAACGGTAATGTTATTGGCATGGGCGGTAACGGGGGCAATGCTGGCTCCCCTGCTGCTGCGGGTGGCGGTGGTGGCACTGGCTTGGCTGTTAGCACTTCTGTAACCATTCAAAATAATTCAAATATTGGTGGTGGTGGCGGCGGTGGTGGTGGCGGTGGCTCTGGCACTGGAAATGCGTATGCAGCCCTTGGTGCTGGTGGCGGTGGCGGTGGCCAAACGGGTCTAGCAAATTCAGCAGGTGGCTCTCCTACCTTAAGTGCAGGGGCGGGCGGCTCTGGAACATCTGGTGGCGGTGGCGGTGGCGGGGCGGGTACTGTTCAAGATGCAACTCACTACGGTGGTAATGGTGGCAGCGGGGCTTCTTGGGGCGCTACAGGTAACGCTGGTGGCACAGGTACTCTTTACTATGGCGCACCAATTGTTCCATCAAACGGTGGAGTTGGCGGTGCGGGTGGTTTAGCTGTAAGCGGAAACGGTTTTATTACATGGTCAGCAACAGGTAACAGGTATGGAGGACTAGGATGATAGAAGAAAAACACATTGTTTTTAATTGTTTAATAGGGCAATATGAGTATTTAGCTTCAAAAGATGATGTCGCAAGCCGTATATTGAAAAACGCGCTTGAACTTTATTATTCTCAAACTCGCGGGGTTCATTACCGTTGTGTTTATATTGATGAGCATGGGTACGAATATGAAAGTAAGGATGGAGGGGATAACGGCACAGAAATTCCCCCTGAACTACTAGCGGAAGCGTTAAATAAAATAAATGAAAACCTATAAACTACCTAAGTTACATATACCAACAACGTGGGAAGATGTAAGTGCTTTTTGTGATTGGTATATAGAAAATAATATGCCTCTTAGATTTCCAAAGATACCAGAGGTTTTTTTATCAGATGATGCTACAGCTGTTTGTTTGTTTAGGCACGGGCAGTTTCAAGTAGAATTATATTTAATTCATCCAAAACCACTTGTTCAGTTTCATGAACACCCTGGAGTAGATGTTATTAAAGTTAGATTGGCAGAGGAAAGTGATAATAGTTATGTTGCATACGTCTCCCCTGTATTAAGAAAAGGCCAGTCTCACGGGGCGGGGGTCCGATTTGAAAACGAAGAAACGGGCTTCCCGTTACTTGCAATACAGCACTGGAAATCTGGAATACCAACGACTGTTGCAGCAGCTTGGAAAGGTAAAACAGTGGGTCCTCTGCAAGAAAAACTAATTAAACGCATCTACCCAGAAGCTCTTGTCATAGATGGATATGCTGACGTTACTAAAACAATGGGTTACTTAGAGGAGCTAAAAAATGTGGCAAACGGTTGAGGAATTTGCGGCGTGGTACAAAGCCAGTGGTATGCCAATGCGCCCTCCAAAAGAAGACCCAATTTATGTAACTGAAATTAGTTATAGCTACGTGCTTTACCGAGAAGGCCAGTATCAGGCCGAGCTTTATTTGGTAAGACCACACACAGGATCCCCAGACCATAGCCATCCTGGAGTTAACAACATCATAATGCTATTAGGTGGCGATATTGGGACAAAACAAAATAACGTAATAACTTTAGTACCCCCCAGTGTTGATATATTTGGACTGCTTGGACCAACCATTAATAGTGGTGACACACATGGACTTCATGTTGGTGAAAAAGGTGGGGCTTTTTTAAGTCTTGAAAAGTGGGACGATGGCATTAAACCAACCAGCGTGACTATTCGCTGGGAAGGCGAAACATGTGGTGATTTACATACGGCATTGGTAGATGTTTCATGATTAAAGAAATATTCCCAATCAAGATCTACACAGCGCAGTTTCCAGATTTTGAATTAATTCAAGCTGACCTTGAAGCAGAAATTCGTGCGTATTTTGACGTTGATAGAGAGGCTTTTAGCAAACACCGTTTATTTAATGGGTCTTATAGCTTAGAGGGAACTTTGCCACATGAGGTAAGAGACCTACACAAACGCTTAAAAAATCAAAAAATTGTCGAGTTTATTGAACACCATATTAACGAATATTGGAAAGAGCTTGGGTTTTATAGTAGGTCACGACCAACCATAGAACACATGTGGGCTAATTTAACTCCAAAAGGTGGGAACATTATTCACCACAATCACAATCCTTTTGAAATTGCAGGTTCTTTTTACGTAAACGCAACGCCTGAAATGGGGTGTATTGCTATGGTTGACCCTCTTGAGGTTATTAGAGGAAGGCTTCCCATATATAACTCACCTGAATCGAAACAAGGCCGTTACTTTTTTGACCACGTAGAGCCTCCATCCCCTGGTAAACTTGTGTTATTTCCTGGCTGGCTGTACCATAAAACTCAGCCAAACCCTAGCGATAAAGAACGCATTGTTATGGGTATGAACATACATAATTCTTTAAGAGGGTAGTCATGCCACGCATAGTTGAAACCGAAGTTATGACTGACCAAGCATCCGTTGATGCGTACACTTTCATGACAAAACAGCCCCCAAATTTAGTAAATGTTTTTTTAATACCTACATTACTGAATAATCAATCTGTTTTAAAAATAGCTGATATAGGGTGTGGCCCATGTGGGTATCACCAGGAGCTTTATAGTGTTTACCCTAATGCTACTATTGATGCTTATGAGGCATCAGCGCCTATGCTGGTTGAGGCTGCGAATCTTATTAATCCACAAAAAACAACCCTTGTTGAGGCGTTTATTCCAGACTACCCATTGCCACAGGCGCAATATGATATTGTGTTAGCCGCTATATTTTTGCACCAACTCCCAGACGCAGCGGTTGCATGGGATGCTATTAAACAGTTAGGAAAACCAGGCGCGTCATTTATTGTATTTGACCTAATACGCTTGGAAGATGAAAAAACCTGTTGGGATATCGTAAACGGATTTACCGCAAATGCTCCTCAAGCATTTAAACAAGATTTTGTTAATTCATTAAGGGCTTCTTTTATTGTTTCAGAAATAGAACAGCAATTAACAGCAGCTGGCTTAACAGCTACAATTACAACACAAGAAGTTTTTTCAAATTGCAGTGTTATGACTATACGAGGAACACTATAGTATGTTCGCAGCCTCGTCATTCGCAGAAGCCCCATTTGCCAGCGGTTCGGTAAGTGAAGGCACGGTTGCGTATCCTGAAGGCGTATCTGCTACTGGCCAAATAGGCACCCCATTTGTAATTGGTACAGGTTCTACGGCTACTACTGGCGTTGAAGGCATTGTTTATGTAGGTACGGTTTCTGTAGTTGGTGAAGCCAATATTGATGTTACAGGTTTACAGGCCACAGGACAGATCGGCAACGTCAGCATTATTAGTGCGGCGGTTATATCCGTTACAGGCGTTCAAGGTACCACTGCTTTAGGTACGGCTACAGCTAATGCGGCGGCTGTTGTTACGCTTACTGGATTACAGGCTATTGGCTCTATAGGTAATGTTACCGTAGCTGGTAAATCAGTTATTAATGTAACGGGTGTCGTAGGCACAACATTCTTAGGAACCGCGGTAGTTGATGCAGCGGCAACAGCAAACGTTACTGGTGTTTCTGCAACAGGTTTTGTAGGCAATGTAACGATTACTGGTAAAGCGATTGTCACTGTAACAGGTGTTACAGCCACTGGATACGTTGCTCAAGTGCTTGTTTGGGGTCTAATTGATAACTCACAAACGCCAAATTGGGTTAATATTACAACATCTGAAGACCCTACTTGGATTCAAATACCTTCATAAGGAATTAACATGTCAACTTATTCAACAACATTACGTATAGAACTCATCGGCGCTGGTGAGCAAGACGGTGTTTGGGGTGATACAACCAATTCAAACCTAGGCACAATCATTGAATCTGCCATCACTAACGTGGTAGATATTACTTTTGCTAACGCAACTTATACCTTATCAGCCAATAACGGCTTACCAGATGAGGCCCGCAATGCTGTGTTAAACCTTATTGGCTCTAACTCAACAGCTCAAAACCTAATTGCCCCAGCGGTTGAAAAGACTTATATCATCAAAAACGCCACAGGTGCAACGGTCACAATTAAAACTTCAAGTGGATCAGGTGTAGCAATCTCTAACGGTACAACAAGAATCGTTTGGTGCGATGGTACAACCTTTTATACAGCAGCCTCTCAAACGGTAGTTGCTGCTGGTACTGGCATAAACGTAGCCACGGTAGGTGATACTACAACAGTTACTTTAGCCAATACTGCGGTTACGGCTGGAAACTATGCAGCTGCTACATTAACTATTGATGCACAGGGCAGGATTACAGCGGCAGCTAACGCCTCTATTGTGAATACAGCTATTGGTACAGCCAATGCTATTAACGTGTCAGCAGCTACAGGAAACGTCACATTCTCAATTGCTGGTGCGTCAAACGGATTTGGAGTACGAACAGTTTCTACTTCTGGTCCAGCAGGCGGTTCTGACGGCGACATTTGGTATCAGGTAGCTTAATGCCTAAATTATATGTAAAACAGTCTGGAACTTGGAAGCAAGTTTTAGCCATGTACGTAAAACAAAGCGGGGTATGGAAAAGCCCAACAGCCGCGCTAGTTACCCAAAGTGGTGTTGGTAAACAGTTTTATCCAGATTCAACGGGCCCTGTAACGTATACAACGGCGGGTACTTATTCTTATGTAGTCCCAGCAGGTGTTACATCTATTACTACAACCGTTGTAGGTGCTGGCGGTGGTGGTGGCGGGGATAATAGTAACGGAGATACATTCCGAGGCGGTTCAGGCGGTTCAGGTGGGTATTATTCTAACCAGTCTATCGTTGTTACTCCAGGTGAAACTTTGACTATTACAGTTGGAGCGCAAGGTTTAAGTGGTTGGTATAACTTTGGTGGAGGCATGCAATGTGCTGGTACATCTGGCTCGCAAAACGGTACAGCTGGTGGGCTTTCTAGAATATCTAGGGGAGGTACAGCTTTACTTACAGCAACGGGCGGCGGTGGCGGTACAGGCGCTCAAAATAACTTTAATAGTGCTGGAGGTACAGCTGGCTCTCCTAGCGGAGTTGCTGGCACTTCTGGTGGTACAGTTTTTAACGGATTCCCAGCATTAGCTGGTGGAAGTAATGGCACTGGCTTTGGTACTGGTGGCTCTAGTAACGGCTTTAACCCAGGATATACGTGCCCAACTAAAGGTGGTACAGGTTTTGTATCTATTACTCCAGTAAACGCTAACGCTATTACATATTCATCAGGTTCATTTTCATTTACTGTTCCAGCGGGCGTTACTTCAGTAAGAATTTATGCTGCTGGTGGCGGTGGTGGTGGCGGCTCAGGTTCTTTTTCAAATGCTGACACTGGTGTTTATGGCCCTGGTGGCGGTGGCGGTGGTGGTGCGTACATGAATAACATCACGCTATCTACCACACCTGGTACAAATATTACTGGAACAATTGGTGCTGGCGGTGCAGGTGGTGGTTTTGGTGGTGTATATCAAAGTGGTATTACTGGTAACTCTGGTAGTGCAACTACTATTACACGGTCTGGCGCTGGTACGATTACATTAAATGGCGGGGCTGGTGGCTCTGGCGGTAACGTAAACGGCTTTGGTGTTGCTACTGGCGGTGCTGGTGGTACTGCTTCAGGATCTGGTTCAAACGGTAGTGCTGGTTTAGGTGGCGACACTGGTGGCTCAGATGTTCCTGGATATAACGGCGGTAATTCATACGGTGCTGGCGGTGCTGGCGGCTCTAAAGTAGGCGGTGACAACCCAGGCTCACCTGGAACAAACGGTGGCGGTGGCGGTGGCGGTTCATCACATACTTATTTTGGTGATAATTTGGGTCTGCTTGGTGGCGCTGGCGGCAATGGTTTTGTAACAATTATTTATTAAGTACATATGACATATTTTGCTAAAGTAGAAAACGGTGTTGTAACGGGAACAATTGAAGCAAACCCAGAAATGGTAGCAAATGGGGTTTGTGGCGAGCCATCTTTGTTTATTGAATACTCCGAAAATAGTAAACGCCCAGCTGTTCTTGGCGGTACTTATAGGGCAGACATCAATGAGTTTATTAATCCAAGCCCATATCCGTCTTGGGGGTTAGATTCAAACAACGACTGGCAGCCATTAACACCAAAGCCAACGCAAGGCAATTACTATTGGTCTGAGCAAGATTTAGCTTGGATTGAAATTATTTCACCTGTATAAGGATTTATATGATTATTGAAAAACAAGCAGAAGCTGGTGACGTAGCACATAAGGTAGAAATCTACTGCCCTAGCTGTAATCGTGATGTTGATGAAACAGAATTAGCTGCACAAAAGTGCAATGATTGCGGTGAAGATCTATCTACGCCAAAACAGTCAGTGACTATTGCAGCAACCTCTGTTTCCACTATTGGTATCCTATGGTAAGAGCTGCTCAGTTACTTTGCTGGTTTCTTGGAGGTATCCTCCTTGGAGGAATAATTGCCTCTTCTATGGCTCAAGACACCACGATTAACTATAAAGGCCAGCCACCAGCAGGTGCTATGGCGCCGTCTATCAGTTCATTCAGCCAGGATAACTGCTTAGTTGCTGTATCTGGGGCTATTAGCTCTACGGTAATTGGCTTCTCTGGCGGTTCTTACATGATGGATGAGGATTGCTCACGCCGTAAGTGGGCATCGTTCTTATCCAATAACGGTCTAAAAGTTGCTGCTGTTGCTATTGCTTGTTCAGCTCGTGAAGAAAACTGGGATGCCATGATGATGTCAGGCACACCTTGTCCGATTGATGGTCTTGTTGGCGATGCAGCGCGCAACGAGTGGATTAAACGTCATCCTGAAAAGTTTAAGAAATTATATGGTTCGGTTCCTCCTCTTGTTGACTTGGCTGCTGTTAAGCCTGACGAAAGCAAATAATGTTCAAGCGGCTTGTTATGCTGGTACGTGGACTAATGGGTTGCCAGTCTACAGCTCCCTCTTTGTTGACGGTGGAACAACCCTCGCTCAGTGTCAAGCCGTTGCGTGCCAAGCGTACCCAGGAATCTCAACCAGTTGCCCAGCCGTCTGCCAAACCGAAAGTCAAACGCAAACCAAAAGCTGTCCAACCAACTTCACAGGCCAATTCACGGAAAGCCGCACCAAAACCTGCCCAGACAACACCTGGCAACCGTGGACAGTCATCCAAGACACTTGCACCCCAAACCCAGTCACTTGCATCTACCAAGCGCAAGTCGAAACAAGAATCTGCCCAGTCAACCACAGTGGCAGCCAAACCTGGAAAAAAGAGACCAACTGTCCGTCAGGTAGCTATGGTCAGCCAGTCCAAACCGACTGGTTCAAAATCCAAGACACCTGCGTCAAAAACCCGCCAACATGTCAAGTAAGCAGCGAACAACAAACACTCAGTTGTCAGACAGGCTTTACGGGGAGCATTATCCAGACTCGTTCCTCGACATGCCCAGACCCTTACGCACAACCCGTTATAGGCCAGTGGACGACAACGACAAATACGTGCGTGAAGAATGTAACCAACCCAACGAATCCAACTTCGCCAGTAAGTCCGATCAATCGAAATTCGACCACATCTGCCCCAACAACCCCATCCTTACCTGTAACTGCACCGACCCCAAATATTGCGCCGAACTCGGAAGCGATCCCGATGGCACCGCCGCCCAAACCGAAGGAACGGGAACAGAAGAGGGAAGAGACGGAAACAAGCGATGCCCCGAAAGTGGAAGGACCTGCAACAAAAGAGTCTGCCCCCAAGAGTGTCTCGGAGACAAAGACGGATTCTCCGACAACCTCGAATACACAGGCATCCCCATCCCCACCCCCAAAAGGGAAAACGCAGTCGGTGGTTGGCCTTGTGTTGTCGTTGGAGCTGTTTGTGAAACCTGGGCTACAGCAACCGAACATATTCTTCGAACCACAGCTAGTGGGTGGAATACCGAACAGCATACTGACGCAAGATTTAATAATGATGGACCTGTTGCAACAAAAGGGCTTTAACCAGCCAGACTACAACCAAGATTTAGGATTTGAGCAATGAGTGATTTACAAAAATTAGACCAAGTACAAGGCTTTGTAGATAAGTGGGTTACTTGGGCCAAGCAGAACACGATGGTAGCTGGCTTCATTATTGCTGGCGTACCTGCTATTTTAGGTGCTGGCTATACAGGTATTACCAAGTTCAACGAAGTTAAAGAGATGTATGAGGGTTACAGCGACACTGCCTCATCCGCAGCATCCGCAGAGCGCAAGGTCAAGCTACTAGAAGAGAAGGTAGCGGATCAACGTGAAGTAATAGCTAAGATGCAGGAGCGTTTAGCCGAGGCGTTGATGGCAGCGCGCGAAGCCAAGATTGTTGCAGAAAGCACACAGAAAGAACTACGTTCTGGGCTGGCTGCACAAAAGGTTGAGCTAGATGTAACAAGTTCTACACTACGCTCTGAGATGAATACATTAAAACGTGCAACAACTAACCGTTTAGGACAATAAAATGTTATCGCTAATTTCAACACTAGGTGGCTTGTTAATTTCAGGATTGCCAAGCGTATTGGGTTTCTTCCAAGATAAGTCTGACAAGGCGCATGAGCTAGATCTAGCTAGGATGCAGACTGAGCGTGAAATCCAGATGATGGAGAAAGGCTACGCAGCACAAGCCAAGGTAGAAGAGATTCGCACTGACCAAGTAATGATGCAGACAGATGCAGACATGACTAAGGCGGCTTATGAGCATGATGCCAAAGTACTACAAAAGGCGGCTCCGTGGGCTTCTACCTTTGTGGCTACAGTTCGTCCGATGGTGACTTACTTGTTTGTGGCTGAGTTGTTTGTGATTAACGTAGGTATCGGTATCTACGTGTTTATGCACCCAGGCGTTATTGGAAACATTGATGACTTGTTAAAGATTTCTGATGAGATTTTTAGTGATGATGAAATGGCTATGCTAGGCGGCATTATTGGCTACTGGTTCGGATCACGTGGGTGGTCTAAAAAGTGAACGTAAGCGAAAAGCTTATTGAGATGATTAAACATGACGAGGGGGTGAAGACCTCCCCGTACCAGTGTCCTGCTTTACTTTGGACTTGTGGTGTTGGGCATGTTATTGATCCTACCCATGCTAGAGTTAAGTTAGAAGACCGAAAAGCACTTCCTATTCCTGCTGGGTGGAATCGGGTTCTAAGCATGGATGAAGTAAACGACATCCTAAAGAAAGACCTAAACAGGTTTGAAGCAGGCGTTCATCGCTTATGCCCAGGTGAAATGACTCAAGGTCAGTTTGATGCTTTGGTTAGCTTTTCATTCAATGTAGGTCTTGGTAACTTGCAAAACAGTACCCTAAGAATGAAGCACAACCGAAAAGAATTTGAGGCTGCCGCAGAAGAGTTCTTGAAGTGGAACAAAGCTGGTGGTAAAGTGCTAAAAGGGTTAGATAAACGCCGCAAGGGTGAAAAAGCCCTGTACGAATCTTAGGGTAAATTATGCCGTTACAGAAACTTGTATTCCGACCAGGTGTTAATAAAGAAAATACTAACTACGCTAATGAGGGTGGCTGGTACGATTGCGACAAAATCCGTTTTCGTTCTGGTTTTCCTGAAAAGCTAGGGGGTTGGACACGTTTTTCTAACAACCAGTTTTTAGGCATATGCCGTTCTTTAAATAACTGGACCTTACTAGATGGGGTTAGCATCATTGGAGTTGGTACAAACTCTAAGATGTACCTAAATAAAGGCGGTGCTTACTACGACATCACGCCTATTTATGACGTTACAGTCAACGCTTCTACGGCTACATCAGGCCCATTCTTCGCCTCAAACGGTAGTAACGTTGTTACAGTGGTGGATGCTACTTACAACCCAGAGGCGGGTGACTATGTTATCTTTTCAGGTGCTGCTAATCTATATAACACTAGCGGTAACGTATCTGCTACTATTTTAAATACCGAATATGAGGTGGCATCGGTTGTTAACGCTACAGCGTACACCGTTATCATTCCTACAACAGCTACAGCCAATGACACTCGTCATGGTGGTAACTCAACCACAATCACTTACCTATTGCCGTCTGGTAATGACGTATACACCATAGGTACAGGCTGGGGTGCTGGTCCTTGGTCACGCGGGACTTGGAGTTCTGGTTATACATCAGGTATTGGTTCCCAGTTGCGTTTATGGACTCAGGATAACTTTGGCGAAGACTTCATCTTTGCACCTCGTGGCGGTGATCTTTATTACTGGGATGCCACTACAGGTGTTAGCGTCCGTGCTATTACATTAGAATCAGCAGCCAATGCCGCATCTTATTCAGGACAGTTTGTTCCAAAAACAACCAACCAGGTTATTTCATCTGCGGTACAGCGTTTTGTTATTTGTTTTGGGGCTAACCCATATGACCCAGCTGACTCAAATACAGCATTTGACCCCTTGTTAGTCCGCTGGTCTGACCAAGAAAACCCATTTGACTGGGTACCTTCAGCGACTAACCAGTCTGGCGAACAGCGCCTAACTATTGGCTCATCAATTATTCAAGCGGTTAATACCCGTCAAGAGATTGTCGTATTTACAGATGCTGCGGTTTATTCTATGCAGTATCTAGGACCACCGTATGTATTTGGCTTCCAGCTCTTACAGGACAACATTTCCATTATGAGTCCTAGAGCAGCCATTACGATTAACAACGTTACCTACTGGATGGGTTCAGACAAGTTCTTCTCATACTCTGGTCGTGTGGAAACATTACCATCCAGCTTGCGTACATTTGTGTTCCAAAACTTAAACAGAGACCAATCGTGGCAAATTTTTGCCGCCTCTAACGAGCAGTATTCAGAGGTGTGGTGGTTCTATTGTTCTACAGGTTCTTTGATAGTAGATAGCTATGTGGTGTACAACTACCTAGACCGTGTGTGGTATTACGGCACAATGGGACGTACAGCATGGTTTGACTCTGGTACACAACAGCACCCAATCGCTGCTGACTATAATCGCCGCCTTCTTAACCATGAAGATGGTGTAGATGACGTTTCAGGCCCTAGTGCTGTGGCTATTAATGCTTACATTCAGTCATCTGACTTTGATATTGGCGATGGTCATAACTTTGGCTTTGTATGGCGTATATTGCCTGACGTTACCTTTGCTGGATCTAATGCAGCTAATCCTAGCTGCACAATGGTTGTTAAGCCAAGAACTAACGCAGGTACAGCTTATGGAACACCAAACGACAAAACAGTTGTAAGAACTCAGCAGTATCCCGTAGAGCTGTTCACAGGTCAGGTATATACCCGTATCCGTGGTCGTCAGATGGCTTTCCGCATTGAAAGTGCTACCGTAGGTACAACTTGGCAGCTTGGCGCCCCTCGTATTGATATTCGCCCAGACGGAAGAAGATAATGGCATTAATCCCACCAAAGGCCCCCAACCTCTTACTTGCCCCACCAGCTGAGTATGAACCTCAATATCAAGAACAGTTAAACAATGCCTTACGCCTTTATTTTGCGCAGGTAGATAACTTTGCTCAGGGCATAAATGTGCCTCCCTCTGGGACTACAGCAAATAGGCCAGTCACTTTTTTAGTTATTGGACAGCAGTACTACGACACCACACTTGGGTACCCAATTTGGTATAACGGAACAGTGTGGAAAAACGCTAGCGGAACAACCGTCTAACATGATAACATTCAACATAATCAACTCAGCGAGGCAAGAATGAGCCTACAAGACATTAATCAAATGCAACAGTCCACTGGATCGTTGGCTTCTGCCATTGCTCCAGCTGTTCAGACTAGCATAGTTCCTCAACAGTTTGCTGAAGGTGGTATTGCTGCTGCTGATAAGTCCATGAAAACAAACAAGATTGCTAAAATCTTAGGCAATTACTTTAGCAACCGTGGTATTCCCATGGATGTTGGTATGCAAAGTGTTAAGAAAGAAGTGTCTGAAGGTCTAAAACTAGTACCTTTTGAGGACTCAGTAATGGGTTACAAGATGCTAAAGCCTGGTGTAGCTCAGGTTCACTTCTTTACAATTGCTACAGTTCAAGATCTATCTAACGATATTCAGTATTTTGTCAAAGAATTAAAGAAGGTTGGAGTTCGTACCATTTATGACTCTGAGCCAGCCCCTGTAACAACAACTACTTTGAAAGAAACTGGCGCCCGTATTGAGGAGTCAGACATTCCAAAGTACAAATTCAAAGCTACCATATGACAGTCACTCTAACACCTGTTAGAGATGTATCCGTTGAACAGAAGTTTGACTCATTGATTGACGCCGTTAAAAGCGCACCACAGGTAGAGTGTCCAGAAAAGCATCATTTTGGACCGAACATTTACATAAAAGAGGTAACTTTGCCAGCTGGTTCAGTGATTGTTGGCAAGTACCACAGACATGAGCATCTCTGCAACATGGTATCAGGCAAGATGATCGTAGTAGATTCAGAAGGCAATCGTACAGAATTAGTAGCACCAGTTACCTTTATGGCCAAATCTGGGCGTAAAATTGCGTATATTATTGAAACAGTAGTATTCCAAAACATTTACTCAACCAGCGAAACTGATATACAAAAGCTTGAGGATATGATTGTGGATAACTCTAAAGATATGTTGTTAGAAGGGAATTGATATGTCATTCGTAGCCGCAGCAACCTCAGTTGGAGCAGCAGTTTTAGGTACTGGCGCAGCAGCTGGTATTGGATCCACTATAGTTGGTGGAGCGCTTATTGGTGCTGGTGTGGGCGGTGCTTACAGTGCTATTACAGGTGACGGCAAGATTCTTGACAGTATGTTAACGGGAGCAGGTATTGGCGGTCTAGCTGGCGGTATAGGTGGCGCAATGTTCCCAGGAGCTGCTGGTTATGCAGCACCAGCAAGTGGAACATTAGGAACCGCAGCAGAGTCAGCAATTGCATCAAATACTCCAGCAGTTGCAGCAACATCAAACATTAACCCAGCCACAGGATTAAGCTGGGAATCCACAGGAAGCGGTCTAAGTGGTGGCGCTGGATCTACTGCTACTGACCCAAGCTGGTGGAGTTCTTTATCTGGCGGAGAAAAGCTAGGTTACGGATTGGGTGCAACAACTTTATTAGGTTTGCTAGGTGGACAGCCAGAAGGTGTCAATGCTCCTAGCGATAAAGGCATGATTCGTCCTTACGAATATGCTTCATCTAAGCGTGAGCCAGAATCTGGTAAGTCTTATTATTTTGAGCCTATTGAATATGACCAATATGGTAAGACTACAAAACCGATTGATACATCTGAGCGTAACTACTTTAATCAAAAGTTCACTCCATTGCCAACTTATAAGGCGGCTTTGGGCGGTCAGGTTCCACAGTTAAACAATATGCCAGCGGGTGGTTTATCTGCAATTCAGGGCATGCGTGAAGGTTACTCTCCAATGACAACAAGGGATGGCAACATTCCTCAGTTTGCTAATGGCGGTCAAATGCCTAGCAATAAGATACTTGATCAGATGCAGCAAATGAAGTTTGAAAGAGATATGCCAGACAATTTAAGAGATTTTACTCGTGCCAAACGCATGGGAATTTTAGAGGGAACAATGGCTGGTGACGAACAAGCTAAAGCAATGGGGTATAAACCTCAAGACTTTATGTTTTCCCCACAAGTAAGCCCAGATGGTAAAAACATGAGTGCATTGGCCACAGTTAATAAAGAATTGACCGATGACACAGAGATGAAGTTGATGGCTTTGGGATATAAGAACCCAGAGAAATCAGGGATTGCAAGATATGGCGCTGGCGTAACTCACAAATTAGACAAGGATTCAGACATTTCTGGTTACTTTGAGCAGTCTCCAGGTGGACGAGATAAGTCTTATGGCGCTAAGTATTCAAAGAGATTTAACACGGGCGGTATGACTGAAGGTGACTTAGGCGGTTATTCTGATGGTGGCCGTTTGTTGCGTGGTCCTGGTGATGGCGTATCTGATGACATCCCAGCAACCATTAACGATAAACAGCCAGCTCGTTTAGCGGATGGTGAATTTGTTATCCCAGCCAGAATTGTTTCAGAAATTGGTAATGGTTCTACAGATGCAGGTGCAAAGCGTTTGTACGCTATGATGGATAAGATTCAAGCTGGTCGCAAGAAGACTGTAGGCAAAGGTAAGGTTGCGGTTGATACTAAGGCTAAGAAGCATTTGCTTGCATGAAATTTGAGTTAGTACCCAACGAATGGACAGCCCGTTTGTGGCCAGAAGTAGAGCAGTATGTCTCGATGGCACAAGAGTTTGCATCCGATGAGTACTCGGTTGATCAAGTAAAAACGTTGGTACTAACAGGTGTTTGGAATTTGTTAGTGGCAACAGAAGAGAATAAGTTAGTTGGTGCAGTTATATTAGCTGTAACCAATAGACCTAACGATAGAGTTGCTTTTATTGTTACGATGGGCGGTAAAAACATATTGAACGCTGATGGCATTAATCAAATTAAAGAGATTGCCGTTAGATTGGGTGCAACAGTTTTAGAAGGCGCTGTTAGAGAAAGTGTTGCAAGATTGGCTATAAAGGCTGGTTTTACAGAAAAGTGCAAATTGATAGAGGTTAAGTTATGAGCAAAATTATTGGCGGTCTTTTTGGTGGTGGCGGTGGTGGTGGCGGCAGTAGCGCGCCTACCAATCAGACCATTACTCAAACATCTATTCCAGAATACGCACGCCCATATGTAGAAAGCATGTTGGGTAAGTCAGCTGCTCTGACAGATATTAACGCTAACCCATATCAATCCTATGGTGGTCAAAGAATCCAAGGCTTTACACCAATGCAGGAGAGAGCGTTCCAAAACTATGCAACACAACAAATTGCTCCAGAACTTGGTGCTGGTTCAAATATGGCTGCCTTGTCTGGTTTAGGTTCATTGACTGCTGGCAGCGATTATATGCGTATGGCATCTGATCCAAGATCCATGCAGTCATTTATGTCCCCATACATGCAGAATGTGGTTGACTTGCAAAAGCAAGAAGCTACCCGTGATTATGAAAAAGGTCTAGGTGCGTTAAATGCTAAAGCTGTAGGATCAGGTGCTTTTGGTGGTACTCGTGCATCATTGGAGCGTGCTGAGGCTGGCCGTAACTTAGGCACAACTTTAGCTAACATTCAGGCTACTGGTTCACAGAACGCATTTGACAAGGCACAGCAAGCACAACAGTTTGGCTCTACCCTAGGATTACAAGGTTACGGTCAAGGAATACAGGCCGCATCTACATTAGGACAGCTTGGTCAAACAAGGTACGGCCAAGAAATGGGTATTAGTGATGCTATTGCTCGAGCTGGTGCAGTGCAACAAGCTCAAGGTCAACAAGGTTTGGACTTGGCTTATCAAGACTTTACACAGCAAAAGAACTATCCATACCAACAGTTGGCGTTCCAGTCAGACATGCTACGTGGATTGCCGCTATCTCAGTCTTCACAGCAAATGTACTCTGCTGCACCAAGTACGATGTCTCAGTTAGGCGGCTTGGGAACTACTGCTTTGGGTATTTACGGTATGTCTGGTGGCTTCAAGAAAGATGGTGGAGTAATCAAAGGCTACAAAAACGGTGGTCAGATTGGCTACTTAGATGGTGGCGAAGTAGAGATGATGACTACTGAACAATTAGAGAAATTGTTAGCAAGCCCTAACCTGAACCCTCTAGAAGTAGCAATGATTCAAAAAGCTTTGATGGAACGTAAGCGTATGGCTAGTAATCCACAGGCTCAAGAAATGATGGCTCGTTCTGGTATTGGAGCTATATCAACAGGTGATATGGTTCCTGAAGAAATGACCATGGCTGCTAATGGTGGAATCATTGCTTTTGCGAATGGTAACGAAGTAAAAAAGCCTGAAGGGTATGCTGACTACCGTGAAATCATTAAAAAGAGATTAGAGGCTCTAGATTCAGGTACTGACCCTTTTGCTAAATCTTCAGCATTGCAAGAAGAGTATGCCAAAGGTATTGAAGACCGTAGAGCTATTGCCCCATGGCAAGCTGTTACACAAGCTGGTCTTGCAATGATGGCTGGAACATCCCCTAATGCGTTAACTAACATTGGTGCTGGTGGCGCTGAAGGCTTTAAGTCATACGCAAGAAGCTCTGCTGAAGAAGCAGCTGACCGTAAGCTCATGTTGCAACAACAGGTTGAGGCTGAAAAGTCTAAGTATGCCCGTGATATGGGTAACTTAAGCACACTTATTACTGCTCAAGGCCAGTTAGATGCCAAAGAAATTGCTGCCTTAAACCGTAAGTCTACTGATGCCAATACAGCCGCGGTTAAAGAGGCAGCCATTGCAGAGCGTGCAGATAAGAACTTCCGTGATGCAGTTACAAAGTTCCAAAATCTTCTTATTCAAGACGAAGTTAAGAAGTTTGACTATGAACGCAATCCTTACAAGTTGCAGAAGGATGCTTACAAAAACGCTTATAAATCTACGTCACCAGCAACTCGTAAATTACTTGAATTAAAAGATCCAGATGAGCTTTACCCAGAGCAAAATTCAGGTGATAATAAGGGAAGTAAACCAGCTTCTACTGCATCGGGGGGGAGGTCAAGTCCTCCACCACCGCCTGGATTCAAAGTCCAACCGTAGTTTAAGGGAGCTAACAATTCGGAGATAACATGAAGCAAGCGGTAAACCCACAAACAGGTGAAGTAGTATTCCTAGTTAACAATGAGTGGGTAAGCCCCTTGCAGACTGCGACCAACGAAGCTGGCGAAAAGGCTTTCCTAGTCAATAACCAGTGGTATGTTCCACCTGTCCCTACTGCTCCCACCTTATCTCCTGAAGAGCAGGTCATGTCATCGATTGGTGCTGACACGACTGGGGGTATTCAAGCATCTGATTACGGTAAGTTATTTGGCGCTGGTGCTGTCAAAGGCACTCTTGGCGCACCTGAAGCTGTTATTGCTGGTACATCTGGTATCTCTAGAGATACAACTACCAAACCTACAGAAATCCTTAATTACTTAGCAGACCCACGTAAGCTGGCCAATGACCTTGCCCAGGCTGTTCGTTTGCCTAAGATATTTGAAGATGATGCCAAAGTAGGTATTGTTCCTGAAAAGACTGTGGCAAAGCAGAAGGCTGCGGTTGATGAGGCATTGACCAAAGGTAAGCTACAGTCCCTTCGTGACCTTACAGAATACGGTAGCAAGATTTCTTCTCAGATTGAAGACAGCGTAACGCCTGAAATGAAACAGGCTTTGGCTGACTCACAGCCTACAGGTAACATCATTGAGGCTTTCCAGACTGGAGACTTCAGCAAGATTAGTCTAGGTTCAGCACCAAGCGTTGCTGGTATTGCTGGTCAAGCATCTAAGGTATTCGGTAGTACAGCCCCATCATTATTGATTGCCGTAGCATCTAAGAGTCCTACAGTTGGTGGTATTGCTGGCTTTGGACAGGCTGGTTCAGAGGGTGTTGAGACTGCCCGTGAACACATCAAAGCCATGTCTAACGAAGATTTGGCTAAGAATTCAGAGTATTTCCGCAACCTATTGGTTATGGGATATACGCCAGAGATGGCCAGAAGAATGACCGAAGACAAGGCTGCCGACACAGCTGCCTACTACCAAGGTGTGGTTGGTGCGTTAGGTACTACCTTTACAGCTAATCTACTTAAGGGTAAGTTTGACGATGCATTGATCAAGAGTGCCTCCACACGTTTAGGCAGGATAGCCAAGGGTACTGCGGTTGGTATGACCGAAGAAGGATTGCAAGAGCTTGCTGAAGGCGTGGCAACAGACCTAGGTATTGACAGAACAGTTGTTCGTGAATTGGGTGTTGACTCATTTGCCAACGTTGTTTTAGGTGCTATTGGTGGTGGCGTTCCAGGCGGTGTGCGTGGTGCTATTGCCAGAGACAAGACAGAAGTACCTCCTGCTCCACCAGAAGTTGCTCCTACTGTAACACCTGTTACACCTGAAGCTACTCCGTCAGCTGCACCAGTTGCGGCTGTTCCTCCTGTGCCACCAGCACCAGTTAGTGGTGCTATCAGTGAGACAGAGTTAGAGACTGCTGAAGAACCTACTGCCCCTGTAGCAGCCAAGCCTAGCGAGGCAATGGTCGCAATCGTTGATGAAGATGGCAATGTCACCGATGAGGTAGACAAGGTTAATCTCAATGACCTTTATGAAGAAGACGGCAAGATATATGTTCGTGGTGAGTTCTATGACCATGACCTAATGTCAGTATTGGCAGACCTTAAAGACGAAGGCCAAAAGATGGAATTGGTCAAGCGTGCAGAGAACTTAATGCCGACTCAGGCAGCTGAAGAAGAGGTAGTCAAAACTACAGCTGAACCATCAGAGGCTCAAAAGAACCTTGATGAGTTTTTATCTCAAGACAAAGATGAAACTATCAAGAAAATTGCAGAAGGTAATAACGTTGATTTAAAACTTGCTGAACAAGCATATGAAGCAGAAAAAGAATTTAGAGAGGCCAAGGCTAAGTATTACACGCCACAGTTGATCAACAGCCCTGAATTAAAAGCTGCCCAAAAGAAACATACCGTATTCTTTAATAAACTCCGTCAAACAGGTAAAAAGGCAAAGGCTGTACCAGTAGTTGCTGAACCTGAGGAAGAAAGAGTACTTACACGCGATGAAATAGATGCAAAATATGCTGGTGCATCTAAGCAAGTAGACCGAATTAAAGAACTTTCTAATATTGGCGATGAAGACAGGACAGATGAGGAAGATGATTTCCTTGATGCTGCTCACCGTGAGCTAAATAGAACTGCTGAAAGAATATCAGGACCTCCAAGAAAAAAAGGTTATGTATCTTCTGGCAATATTGATGTTAATCAGTTTGGCAATAAGTGGGTTGCTGGATCAACTTACATGGGAACTACTGGTGGCTATGGTCTAGGTGTTAGCTATGACAGCGACCAATTTGATTCTCGTGAAGAGGCTATCAACGCAGAGATTGACAAGATGCGTCCATATGCTCAATCGCAAAAGGATGCTATCACTCTGAAATGGCTTGACTCTATTGACTCACGCATTGAAGCAGAAGCTCCTAAGAAAGCTCAGACCAAAGAAGAAAAGGCTGAGGCTAACCGTAAGCGCCAGGAAGAAAAGAAAGCCAAGGCAGCTGAAGAAAAGGCCGCTACCAAAAAGCAAGAAAAAGAAGACTTTGATCGTGAGATGGATGAGCGCCGACAAAGAGAAGAGAATCAGAGAAAGAAAACAGCAGAAGAATCTAAACGCAGAAAAGAAATTGAGTCTTTAAAATTAACTAAATTTGAAGACGATACTGGTATCCCTCCGCGTGATCTAAAAGAAGCAAATGCCTTAGTAGATGAGACCGAAGAAGAGTACGGCGATGCAGCAAGAAACTACATTAAGACTGGCGAAGGTAAAGATTTAGTTGAAAAAGCCCGTGCTAAACACGATGCGGCTATTAAAGAATTCAACAAAACTGTTCGTGAAATCCGTGGCGAAGAGCAAGTTGAAGACGAAGAAGAGGCTGATGAAAAAGGCAACTACACCATAGACAAGGACTCTAAGTCAGAAATTATTGAGGGTGTTGATGGTCGTGTAAAAATTTATGTACGTGAGATTACCGACAAAGATCCAAAGAATATTGATGGCGAGTCTTTAGCTGGTAAGTGGTTGCAAACCAAAATATACAAAACTCCAGATGGTTCAAGCTATGGCCCTGGAATGACGCCAAAGTCAACACCTACTACTTACGACTCTAGAGAAGAGGCCATTGCATCAGCCATCAACCTCATTAAGTATTTGGACGAGAAAGAATCAAAGCGTACCAATAGATCTAGTGATACAGAGGTACTTGAGTTCTTAGATACTCTTCAACCTAAGGCTGAAGAAAGAATTAAAGAAGCCCACATTGAAGGCAACAAGTCTGAACCAGTAACGACCAAGACTATTGAAGAAGCTATTGATAAGGCTGAGACAAAGGTTGATTACAAGAAAATCAAGCAGGCTGTTAAGAATCAATTTGATCAAGCTATCAAACGTGCCACCATTAAAACTGAGAAAGATTGGAACGCATCTACTGTTGATGAAAACAGCTATGTAACTATTTCAATTCCAGGTGATGGCAAGTTTAAGGTTAAGAACAACGTAGAACGCCTTACAGAGTTGCAAACAAAGATAATTAATGCTGTAGAACCAAAAGGACCCAAGAAAACGACTGGCGTTACATCTGGTACTTTGGAAGCATTTAAAGCCATGGTTGATGAAAGTGACATGGAAAATGCTATTGAGTATGCAAAACTCAAAGGCCTTGACATTAAAGAGGCAAAGTTAAGTCCAAAACAACGATCTACTGTTGATAGTTATCTTAAAAATCCAGCAGAGTTTGAGCGTCAGAAAGAAGAAGCGGAGTCTTTAGAATCAGCAAGAGCTGAGGCTTTACGCAGAGATCAAGAGAAACGTATTGCTGAAAGACTTGCGGAAGATGAAAAGCGTGAGGAAAAAGCTAGGTTTGATGCCGTCCTTGATACAACAATAAGATCTACAGAATCTCAACTTAAACGAGATATTGCTGCAAAGAAAATATCTTTAGCTGACGCTAGAGCAATGCTGGAGGTATTCCCTAGGTATCCAGAAGGTACAGTAAAGCCATACACAATTCGCCTTATTGAAAAACGTGCTGGTGCTGAACCGTCATTTAAGAAACTACGCAAAACTGAAACAGAAGATGGATATAAGATACAAAATCCATTAATGGTTGGTCTAGTAGATGATGGCTATGAGATGCTTGACCTCAGAAATCCTCGTACTTATGTAGATAAAAACGGTACACCACATAGAACATTTGAAAAGAATGGTGTACGTATTGCATTGACTGCTGGTGAGAAACTATTCCAAACAGCTGGAAAAGAAAATCAGGCTCCTCAAACTGGAATTGGTAATGACAATGATGTTCACTTTAACGCGTTGTTAGTTGATCCAGAGATTCGCAAACAAGGTAAAGCAAAGAAAGCAATTAATGATGTTACTTTCCTAGCAGATAAGAACAAACTTACTGTTTATCTTGAGCCAGTTCAACTTGAAGATGGCGGAATGTCTAAAGATCAGCTATCTAAGTTATATGCTGAATTCCAATTCAAGCCTACCAATGAATCTGGTAAGGTCATGAAACGTGAGCCAGAGTCTTATGAAGAGACAATGGCAAGAGTCAATGCAAAGATGGAAGCAGAGGGTCGTGAGTCTGAATACTCAAGACTAGCAAGAGAACTTGCAGAATTAAAAGCTAAGGCTCAACCAGAAGCCATTCTGACTCCGCCTCAACAAAAGATACTTGAAAAAGAAGTAGATAAGCTATCTGATAGTGAGATTGCTACTCTTGAACAGCACTATGGCGTAGACAACTATTCTCTAACATTCTTAAAGAAAGTTCGTGAAGATGCCGTCAAGTACATCAATGATGGTGCTAATGCTGTTGATAAAGCCGTCCGTAGCATTATCTCTAAGATTGCAGCTGCAATCCTTTCAGTAGCTATCGTATTCAACCCTAACTACATGAGCGATGCATCAGCTGTTGTATTGCCACAGGTAGTAACTCAGGTTGTCCAGGCGGAAGTTCCGACCGAAGCCAAGGGAATGTCTGAGTCTGGCAAGAAGGCATACGCTACTTTGTATCCAGCAATCAAGCAAGAGTTGCAAAAAAACAACAAGTATTTCACTGTTGTTGATAAGCCTACGTCTAAGGTCTATGTATTCAACCCAGACGGTTCTTTGATGACTCAAAGCACTGTGTTATTGGGTAAGGCTTTTGGTGACACCTATGTTGGCAAGACTGACTTCAAGGGTAACCGTATTACCCCAGCTGGTTTGTTCAAGCCTAAGGCGGAAAAAGGCAGTGCAACCTATGACGGCAAGACTGTATACACCCTAGAGAATGTGAAAGAGGGCTGGAACGCTGTGTTCATGCACACCGTTTACCTCAAGGAATCAGATGCCAAGGATCGTTTGAAGGCACTAGAGACTGGTGAAGGTACTCGTTTATCTTATGGCTGTATAAATGGCCCGACTGCATTGATGGAGAAGATTGATAACGAGAGCATGAATGAGTCACACATATTCATTGTTCCTGACAATCAAGCTGCAACTGATGACTACATTGCTAACCGTGTATCTAACGAAGATTTGACACGTGAGACAGTAACACCTGTTACTAAGAAGGTTCCTGCCCCACGTGCTAAGACCATGACTGAGCAAGAAGTGTTTGGTCGTGAGGAAGAGTTAGCTTTAGCACCACGTAAGACTCAGGCTGAGATCAACCGTGACCGTCAGCAAGCTAGAAAAGCCGCATCAACAAGCGAAGACAAGGGTATTTTCTTTGGTAACTTCACTGGCGAAATGTCTGAAGCAGACAAGAAAGCCATGCGTGAAGAGATTAGAGAAGAAAA